TTGGCCAGGACGTGGACTTCCTGGACTGTCTTGCCCCGTAGCCACGCCTTGCGGGCCTTCTGGTAGCCCTTGGAAGTACTGTATTCACGGGGGTTTATGCGAAAGAAGGGGTTGTCGGCCTTCACCTTTTGTATCCACCGGCGGGCGTCCGGGGTCAACATATGGTGGGTGTAGTCGATGGGCACGTCGGCCAGCTCACCGAACCGGATACCCTCAGCCCACTCCATACGCTTGACGGCATCTTGGGCTTGGCCTGCCCGCTTGCCGAGGTGGCGGACCTGCTCTGGTAGTTCAGCCAATGCTTCAGGGGTCATCCGTCGTTCTGTAGCTTCAGTAATCGCGGCCTTCACCTGGTCAAGAGGCTGGCCGGTCTCTTCGGCTACACGCTTGGCCCCCCGATCCAACAGTTCATCCAGCTTGCGGGCCTGGAGCTTGCTCTTGCCCACGATACTGGCCTTGCCCTCAGTAACCAGAGCGTCAATCATCCTGTCAACGGCCTGATCGCCCGTCTGGGCGCCAGTGTCGAACACCTTGCGAAGCGTCTTAACGCCGGGCGCCTTGCCTATCAGCAGGCGCTTGGCGAAATCCTCAGCCTTGACCACCCCCTTGCCGATCCTGCCAGCCTGAGCTTCCAACTGGAATGCCCGTGAGAGTAGCTCAGCGGCCCGCTGTGGATCGCCAGCGGTCAAAGCCGCCTTGGCCCCGGCCCGAACGCGCCCAACGGCTCTAGCGGCCTGTGCGGGCTTGCTGACAAGGCCCAGTAGCCATAAGGGATCGGCGGCAATTTCGCCTGCCAGCCCCATAATAGTGGGTACATCTTCGGGGCGGACCTTTCCTTCAACAGCCCTGATAGCCTCGATCATTTCCGGCGGGTAATCCAACTGCTCGGCAGCGGGAGCCCCCATAAGGTTCGCCAGATTGGCCAACATTTCCTTGCCGGTGGCTTTCTGGCCGGGCCTGCCCGCCAATGCCCCCCTGGTGTGTGCACCCAGATAATCCAGCTTCTCCCCAACGAACATCACCCCGCCCAGAAGCTGGTTTAGCAAATCCCGGCTGTAGTCGTCTTTGAGACCTTCGGCAATCTGGCGCTCCAGCACCTTCTGGCGGGCCCGGCGCTCGTACCTTGACCGGCCGGACTGCAACCGCATTTGAGGAAGCGACGGTGCTGAAATGCGCATTGGCATCGGCTACTGTCCTTGACTAGGTATCGCACCCACGCCGGCGGCGGCTTGACGGGCCAGTTCGGCCACGAGCAGTTTGATGTTCTCTTGTGCCTCCGGCGGCAGAAATCGGCTAGCTATGTCGGGCAGGTACTGTAGGGCATTGAGCTGCGCGATCGCGTTCTGGTCACCCTCTTTGGCCTGTCGCAACAGTTCGGCAATGATGGTTGGCGACCAATCCTTCGCCATGCCCAGAATCGCCATCGGGTCTTTGATATCAAAGTCTGCCGGCATCCCCGCTCGCGACGGGTCCGGTATCTTCAGCATGGCCCGCGCAGCGTCCCGGCGGCTGACAGCCCCCTCTGTTGGTGGTCCCTCTTGGCCGACCGGCCCAGTGGCCAAGCCAAATAACTGCTCCTGCCACCGCTGCTTCTGCATGGCCGCGTCGGGCTGCATACCCAGCAGCAAGTCCTTGATGCCGCCCCCTACGTCCTTAGCCGCACCCCAGAGCCCGCCGGCGGTACGCGCCCCGCGGTCAAACTGGCTGCTGGTGATCTCCTCTTGGAGCGCCTGCCGGATCAAATCGGCGTTCGGGTCAGGCTGACCAGCCCTGTCGGCCCGAGCCGTCGTCGCCGCCGTCTGTGCCTGCCGCTGCCCTATAAGTGCTTGTAGAGCCTCTAGTTGTGGTCCCTGCATCTGTCCTTCACGTTCACCGGCCTGGCGCTGCATGGCCAACTGATCTTCCTGCATCTTCATCTGCCGGATCATCATGAGCACTTGCATCAACTTGTCCGTACCGGCGCTGATTGCTGGCGCCACGTAGCCAGGACCAGCTCGCGCGGTCGGTTGGGGAGCTATGCGACGTTGCGGGCCTTGGGCCTGCATTATCATCTGGGCCACTGGGTTAGTCATCGTAGACATATCTCACCTTACCTTTAATAGTAGCGGACGAGGCCAGGCGCCCCGCCACCACCACCGCCACCACCGAGAAGACCGCCAAAACCACCACCACCGCCCAAGCCCAGCAATCCCAAAGTAGCCACATCCAGCCCAGTGCCGACCCACTGGCCAACCTCAGCCTTCTTCTGGGCCTCTTTGCGCTGCTTTTTCGCTTCCTTCTCCCGTCGCCGTTCCAGCATCCGGTCGAGCACGTCCATGATGCCCTGACTGGTGATCTGGGTTGGCCCCAGTACCCCGGCCGCCTGAAGCTGCATCATCTGGCTGGTCAGGTCCTGCATGATGCCAGCACTTCGACCGTACCCCGGAGAGTTTCGTATGACGCCCATGATTTAACCCCACATTCCCTGGCCGGGCATAAACATACCCAGCATCTGCATTATCATGTTCTGCTGCATGGCCTGGTTCTGCTGGCCGGTCGCAAATTGCGATGCTTCCAATACTTGCGGCATCAGTTCGCCCGTCATGGCCATTTCAGCGGCGCCGGACGGATCGTAGGTAGTACCCATGTACGTATCGGCGATCATGCCAGCGATGTTGGCGCCGAGATTGCCAAACTGCTGGCCTGCACTATATGCCATGCCCTTGGCCTGTAGATTCTGCTGCTCGCGGGCGATCTTGGCCTCCCGTATGTTTTCGAGCGTCGCCGCCTCCTGGGCGCTGGCTGCCCGCTGTTCGAGTGCCAGCCGCGTACCGCTATCCCCCTGGCCACGCTGAGCCAGCGATCGGCCTATGCCGTATTGCTGACCGCGAAGCTGCTGGGCACCCTCCTCACGAATACCCGTCTCCATCATGCGCTGGGCCTGATCGGACCACGCCTGCGGATTGGCCATCCAATCACTAATCCCACCCTGGAGCTGCTGCATGAAGTCGCCGCCCTGAAAGCCCAATAGGGCGTCGAGAGATTGTTGGCGGGTATGCTCCAGCGCCTGCCCGCCGGCAACGCCAAATACGCCGCCCGGCTGTTCGTATTGCTGCTGCCAAACATCCGGGTCGATACCGCCCGGCCGGTTCTGTTGCGAGACCGGCCCTTGGCCCCGCCCCAGCGTCCCCGGCCCGGTCAATGCCTGCTGCTGGCGATCGTACCGGTCTCGAATGGCCTGATTCTGGGCTGGTGTCAAATGTCGGCCGGTGAGCCCCGCTTGATCTGCTGGATGTCCGCCTGCCATCACTGTCTCCTAAAATCTCAGGCCTAAACAAAAGCCACTTGTGTCGATTCGATCCGGCCCACTACCAATACGTTCAACCAGAAGAGCTGGGCGCTATTCTGTTCAATGTTGATAACCGCCTGACCGTCGGCATCGGTCACAAACTCTTGGTACTTCTTATTCGCCATCACCTGCCGCATCCCATAAGCATCACTATAGCCGGCGATGTTGAAGTTGACGGCGGTGGTGCTGGGCGCCACGTCGGGGTTCACCGCCAACCAAGCCTTGGCCAAGAACCGCCCCGCCAGATTAGTTCCTTCCTTATCCTGTACTTGAACGACGACCTGCCGGATGTCACCAATCTGCTCGGTAATGCTGACGAACTTGACAAAGTGTTCCCGATCTTGAGTGTTAAGCTGTTGCTGCAATCGGCGTACCGCCCGCTCGGTAAGTACATCCGGCAAACCAGCGCTGACTTTCGTTGGTTTTCCGCTCATCGTCGTCCTATGACCCCCATGTCCAACTCAAAGCCTAATATCCGCGTCAGGGCTGGAGTCCCCGATGCGGCAAAATATATACCCATTCGTTGTGCATAGCGCCCCATATGGATCGGTCTAGTGCGGGCGACAGTCCGACTGAGCACTCCGCTTCCAGCAATGTTCGCATCGTCTTCCAAGAACCAGCCGGTCGCCATCGAGGCCCCAGTAACCGCTGATACTGCTACCAGCGGTGTGCAGTAATGAAAGCGCTTGTACTGGCCCGCCATGCCGTAATCGCTACGTGCACCTTTCCACCACCAACTAACGCCAACGCCCGAATCTTTGACTACCGTATCATCCCAACCGCCCAGCACCCCGACGGTCCCGTCCGCCCGCCCGAAGTACAGCACATCAGGTGCGTCACTGCGCGCCCAGCAGGTGGCCTCTAAATCCCATTTGGTCCACGGCCCTGGCGCCGCAGCGCTCTCCTCGCCATAGTGGTATACCAGCACAATATCGTTTTCAGACGCCCCACTGGTCCGGGCGCTGAGCAGATAGAACTTACGGTGCTGATCGTTAACAGCAGTCATCCACTTAAACTGGGTGTTATCCAGCGTCGCCCAAGTGCCCGTTATCTCTTCGGACATAAGAATCGCCCGCTGGCCATCGAAGCGGTACACGCCGTTCTCATCAGCGAAGTAGACGAAGTTGCCGATAGCCACCACGCTACCGTGTGCCACACAGCCAGTGCCCGGAACGGCGGTAATGAAATCACCGGCCAAACCAGGCTCGCCGACCTGCACTACAATCGAGTTGTCGGTAAAAATGACCAACTCGCCAAAGGCGGGGATGATAGCCTTGACCTCGTATCCGACGCTGCCACCCATGTCATTCCAATTAACTGCCGGGACCGATTCGGGCAAGTCCGGCTCGCTGAAATAGACCCGCGTGGGGAACTCGGTGAACTTGTAGTACATTCGGGTTTGATGCCAGACACACAATTCTGGCGTACCCGGCAGGCTGTCGTTGTTCTCACTAAGAAGCCCGTCCTTAGTTTTAATCACATCGCCGTCTGCCACACTATCCGTGTATTGGCCTGCAAAAGTGGCTGTCGTAACAAGATGGTAGGCAGTTTCCCCATCGCTCACCTTACGACGATAGACACCCATCAGATCACCGTGAGCATTGGCGTTAGCGGATATTAAGAGGTCCACGTCCTTGTTGGCTATAGCGGCTACCTGTGATGTATTGCTAGGATTCGACTCGTAACTGGTCTTGGAATCAATGACCGTCACGCAGTAATCATACGTACCGCTCAAGCCAGTACCGTCACCGGCGCCGACCGACGCCAAGACCGGCGGTATCAATCCGACTGGACTAGCAAAGGCCGTCGTATAGCGGAACATAGTGGTCAAGGCGTCGGCGGCGTAGAGCCGATCGTTAGCCACCGCAAAACTCGGCAGCACATCGGCTGTATCGTTGCCGTGGAGCTGGGCGAACGTGCTACCGTCGAGCTTGTGCATGGCTCGCTGGCTGCGGACAAACACCGTGGGAGAGCCATCTATCTTGGCGTTGTAGAGCCCGAAGATGCGCCCCGCCGTGGTGCTGTAATCGAAGCTGGTGCTGTCGAAGCCGTAGCTTGGCGCTACCGTAGTATTCTCTGCTTCTAAGAGCAGTGCCACGCGCGCTGTGGTCTGAGTATGTGTGGCATCAAGATTAAAGGCGATTTGCTGTAAGGAGTTCACGTAGCCGCTGCCCCAATAGAAGGTACAACTGAACTGGCTCGTCGCGGGCTGTTCAACCACGGCCCGGCAAGGGATGGTGCCCACTATAGGATCGGTGGTCTCGCTTTGCTTTTCAGCCCCGCCATATTGGATGTTGGCGTAGCCTTCGGTGCTATCGGTGTGCCGCAAACGGAAATCAAGAGTCCATGCCTTGTTTGGTGTAAGGACTGAGAATATACAGGTAGTCTGCACATCGGTATCCAGAGCGCTAGCCGGTCCAATTACCTCCCATTCAAAGGTCTGAGTTGGCGAGACTTCGTGCATATGGAACAAGCGGGCGAAGGTTGCGTCAGCTTCGGCCGATAACTGGTTAGCCGCTATGAGTAACGGCGGCGGATACCCTGTACCGTAATATTCCCAGTTACCCCCAGCAGCGCCATTGGTCCGCGTGAACTTGTCCGAGTATCCGGCCACTGGAATAGCCGCCGTAGTATTTGTCACTGTATAGCCCGGCCGACTCTCAATGGCCCCGGCCCGAATCACTACGTTGTTCAAGTCCGCAGCCCACGAAGGATCCAACTGCCGCCGGTCGGCATTATCATTGAGCCCCCGGAAAGGCCCGTGAAACCGGAATATCCTGGCCAGGTTCCTAGGCATGATAGCCCCAATACGTCTCGCGCGTCAGGTTCACGTACTCCGGCTCCGCGTGTTGTCGTTCAGCTAGATCAGTCACCATATCGTTTTGCTGCTTATTGAAATCATCCCGCCAGTTCACGGTATCTGGAGCATTCCGGCTACGGAGCAATCGCCAGGTGGCACCAGTTACCACCACATCGTGATAGTCAGCCGGTATCCCGTCGAAGCTGGAGCCCGTGGCACTCACATCGAGTACCATGAACCCAAAGTCCATAGCAATCGACATAGCGCTCGATACGCCCATGAAGTGGATGTTGGTGCCCTTGAGATAAGCCCGCATACTGCGAACGGTGCTCAGATTCCCGTAGCGGTAATTATCCTGCTGGCGCCAGTCGATCAGTCCTACCTTGGTGGGCGGGTCAACGTCCGTTCGCTCCAGATACAGGACTTTCCGAAAATCCGTGGGCAGGGCGTGGATGGTAGAGCTGGCCGAGACCGCAAAGGTGCTCGTGGTGACGAAATACCCTTCATCGACCTGTTGGATGGCCGCAACGACGGTATCCTTGGCCCCATTTAAGGCGCGGTTCAGCCGTGTATCACTATACACATCCTGATTCGCGTCATCCAGGTTGAATAACACATTGGTCCGCATTGTTTCCAGATTCATGGAACACCTTCCCGGTATGTAGACCAATAACGATACGTTTACCCGGCCGACGGGGCTGCCGTTGCCAGTTTAATGAGCGGCGACCACGGACGACGTATGTATTCCATTCCTTGTCCGCGTCTGTCAGCATATCCGTCCAGTCCCGCTCGGCCTTGGCCTCAATCTCGGCCACTTCGATATCCTCTTGCCGCCAGAACCGCCGCAGACCCTCGGCTATGGTCCGGGTGCCGTTACGGGTGATGTCGATCTTCTGAAGATGCCGGATCAGCCAGTCGCCAGGTACGCGAGTAAACTCCATCACCAGCGCTAGCTTGCCGCTGGGGAGTTTCCGCCACAGGGTCCACTTGCTGTGCCGGGGCGCCCATAGCAACTCCAGATCGGGGTCTTGCCGCCGTAGCATCTTGGCCACCTGCGGATCGGGCTGCCGACTCGAAATAGGCAGCTCGTTGCGGTAGGCCGTCATGGGTAAACGTGGGGGCAAACCGCGCTTTTCCCGTGCGCGGTTCGCCACCCGTCGTCGTTCAATTGCACTTGACCAACGCATAAAGCCTCCTACTAGCCACCCGCAATCGTTGCTCCGTCCGTCAGCCGCTGGAAGATCATGTAGAACACGGCCGTCCCGCCACTGGTAAAGTCCTCGCCGGATGCCTTGGCTAGCAACTTCTTGCCGGTCAGTAGCACCGTCTGCGAGCCGAAATCCGTGCCATCAGCGGTGTACATATCGGCATTGGCGTTAGCAGCACAGCCCACGCCGGTTTCAACCAATGATATGATCGGACCGGCGCCAAGTGTGTTATCGCTGTGAACCTCCAGCGTGGCCCCGTTAGCGGCCGAATCCCATTCCGTGCTGCCGTTCTGGACGATAACATTCAGCAGCAGCAGGGTTCCGGTAGAAGTACCTGTCAGATCAACGCCGCCACTGACCACAGCACTCTGGGTCAGTGACTTGCTGACCATGAAGATGGTGCCGACACCCTCCGGCGCCCCGACACTCGACATGGCCGTGTTGACCGCATTGGCGTACTGGTTCTCGCCGTAGGTCAGACCCGTACCGGTGATACCTACCACACCAGCCTTGGCACCCATGACGCGATTGCCCTCCACAAAACCAGTCGAGCTATTGTGGAACGCAATACCCAGCCCAGCGCCCGTATCGATGTTGATGCACAGGTTATCCTTAATCAAGATGTTCGTGCACGCCGACTGAGCCCCGTCAATGATCTGGGCGCTATAGTCACCAAGGAAGAAGTTGTTGGTGATCACCAGATTGTCGCACTCGCCCACGATATCAACACAGCTCGTAGCCCCGCCGGCCAGACCGCGATGCTGACAGTTGTTGATAGTCACATTATCGCACAAAGTCGTGAACTTGATGGCAATGAGGAACTCCTTATTAGAGGCTCCATCCACAATGATAATGCCATCCAGAATCGTACCATCGGCCACAGCGCCCAACGTGATAGCCGCCGCACAATCGTCGATATCGCTGACCAGCTTGATATGCCTGACGGTATTGCCCTTGGTGATGCTCAGCGTCGAGCCCGTCGCGGTGTAGGTGAACGTCGGCATATCGTACTCGGTCTGGCCGCACCCAATGGTCGCCACGCCCGACTTATTCAGCGTGATGTCACTGGCCCCAATGTTCTCGGCGTGCAACGGCGCCAGCAGAATCCTGTCACCCTTATCGTCGTTGCACATAGCCATCGCCGCCGCCCACGATTTGAGCGGGTGCGACTTGGTGCCAGGGTTACGCTGGTCATCGCCATTTACGGAATCTACCCACAAGGTAAGACCCCAAACAGATGCCACCCCAAACCCACCCGCAATCTTCGACGGGTCGATGTCGGCATCGCCCGCGATATTTCGATCACGAATCATAGTTACAGCCTCCTTAATAGTTTGCCCCTGGCCGTAGCCAGGATACTGGTTTCAACATCCTACACATGGGCCACGTGCGTTATCACCGCCGACTTCGAGCAGTTCTCACTGCCCAACTGGTGATACTTGTAAAGCACCGCCTCATAAGCGTCCTTGCCGCTGATCCGAGCCAGCACCGCACCATCTTCGTCCATCCACGACCAGTCGCTCATCTCGAACATGGTGAGCGTACTTTCGTCCAGGAAGTAGATGCGATTGTCCGGCGCGTCTTTGTCAGTAACGATCGGCACCCCGTTGATGGTCAACGCCTTGAACCCGCCGTCCAGGTTCATGATGTTGTCGTTATACCGACGATCAGACACCAGAATGTCGCCATACTTCCGGCGGATGGCATGATTGGTCAGCCCGAGGCTCGCCTCACCGTCGTTGATGTCGATCTCATCCAGAGCTTCCTGCATCAGATCGGTGGTCAACTCGCGGTTAGTGTCGGCCGTCAAGGACACAGACTGCCAGAAATCCTCAGTGGTGCGGTCGATGTTACCAAAGTTCACCACCTGCTTGCCCGGATTAGTATGCGATACCGCCGCGTCCAGACCGTAAATCTCCAGGTTCCGGTTGCCGTGACGGTACACCGCATGGTCGGCGCTACACGTAATGGCCGCAGCAAGTGTGAACGTGCTGGCCCCCTTATTGATGGAAACTACCGCAACGCTCGTAGCCACTTCGGTCCCGTCGGTGGACTTCTCGATGTCGATCTTCATCCGAGGCCGAATGTGCTTGAGAGAGTGCACCTGAATGACGATCGTGTCATTAGCCGCGATACTCACGCCTGACAACTCGCCACTGCCCGTACCCCAGAGCTGACGCTGTACGTCACGCTTGAGGTCTTTCGTGACACCACGGATTTCCGAACTCACGGCCCGGATATAGGCCGCACGGTCGGTCTGAGACGCTTTCATCGTTGGGCCGGTTACGGTAATACGACCGTAATTGTACTTGCAGATGTACGTCGCATTATCGTAACTCTGCTCGCCAGCGGTCGGCAAATCACCGTTATCCGCCCGGGCGCCGATCCCTTCGTTACGCCCGACGTGCAGAGCCATTACACCCTCTTTACCGCGCAACTCCCCTTTGTTGCGCGAAAGCCTCATCAGCAAGACATTCTTCTCAGCGATTTGCTTCCGAATACGGGGAAGGTAAACGGTTTTGAGCACCTCTCCGGCTGTGGTAAGGGTTAGAGCCATATCACTCTCCTTTGCTCTAGTTAGGCCAGCCGGTGAGCCGATCTATAGGTTATCGCAATAATCTCCTAGTCCATGTCCGCTTTTTGCACCAACTCCAAAGCCTCCTTGTCCGCTGTGCCATCATTCAGATCACTGGCCTTGATTTCACGGACTTCACCACCTCGCGCAGCTCCGCCGCCAAGCTGACCGCGCGTCTGGCCGTCTTTGATCTTCTTTTCGACCCAGTCGCTTTGCTTTTTGCCCGCCTTCGTCTCCACGAAACTCGTCATCCGGTCCACCGCTTCCTTGTAGGCCGTGCCAACGGATTTGTTCTGGTCCCGGCGGATCGCCAGTAAGACCCGCTCCTCGATCTCACGTTGTGCAACTTCGTCATCGCGGGTGAAGTCGTACTTCGCCGCTTGCTGGTCGAGCGCCCGCTGCACCTGAGTACCGATCAAGTCCTGCTCTCGCAGGCCCTCCAACTTCTCAGAGCGGGCGTTAGCATCCTTGGCTGTCTGCTCCGCCTTGGCCAATCGCTGTTCGAGCGCAGTCAGGGTTCCCGCTTCGGCCTCAGCTTCTTGCTCGGCTGGTTTGGCTGGCTCTTCCTGCTCTTTCTGCTCTTTCTGCTTGGTGGCAGCCGCCCGACCCTCCAGCACCTCCATGCCCGCCCGCATCAAAAATGCAGCTTCGTCGCGGGTAGGTTCAATACCACGACCTTTATAGTCGAATTGCTGGCCTGGCTGCTCGCCTGGCTGCTGAACCTCGGCTTGCTGGACTTCCTTCTGGCCTTCCTGCTGACCCTCAGCTTGGCCCTTCTCCTCTTTGCCACCCTCACCGCTCCCAGGGTCCACTTGTTCTTGACCTTCTTGTTCAGGCATGCCGGTTCTCCTTAACCTTCTTGCGGCGATTGCTCGCCTGCTCCTGGCGGCCCCGCCGGTGATGGCATCAACGTCGCGGGGTCTACCCCTGCCTCTTGGGCCATAATTAACGCTTGCTGCTGCTGTGCCAGTGCAAGTTGGATTTGCGGGCGAACGGCCTCCGCAGCCGCCATAGCCTCATGGCCCCGCCCATGGACTTCCAACTGCTTCTTGATCTCGTCCTCCAACTGCTCGTATTCGCTGCCACGCCGATACTCGTTCAATATCTCCATGTGAACGTCATGCCGCTCGTACCGTTCGGGCGCTATCTCCATCCCTTGGACTATAAAGCTGATCTCCATCAACTGCCGACTGCGATCCAGCGAACCCTCGGCCAGCAGCGTCTGGGCCTCGCCCATCCCGATCATCTGTATAATCTGCCGACGATGCTGCTGCGGATGCAGAATCCCCCGGTCGATCATATGACCCACAAACTCAATGGTGGCCGTCTTGCTCATCGGCAACTGGCTGAAGGTGTCAGCCGTCACGTCGAAATAGCTGACGTTCGGCTTACCGGCGTTCTCGCCACTCAACTGCTCGCCCTTGAACCACTTGGTCTCGACTACCCTATCGTCGCCGATGATCTTGACCAGACGATCTTCACTTACGTTTTCACTCAGCAGTTGCAACAGGAACCCGCCCAGTTCGCCGACTGCATAGTCCATGCTCTGGCCGGTCGGCCCCATATCCCGTTGGTCCCCTTCTTGCAGAGCTGTGATAGCCACACCGCTTTTCAGCCCCGGCGGTGCCTTAGACTGGGTAACGTCGTGCTGGGCAGCTACATCCTGGATATCCCGTCGGTCCAGATCGAGCATGTTCTGCACATAAGACGGTATGGCCGGCGGAGTCACCATTTCCGGCTTGAGCAAAGGGCTACCGCTCCAGTAAACCTTCTCACCCGGTTCGCTGGTCCAGGCTACCTTCAAAACCCCAGCACTCCGGTGTATCAATACTTTCGGCTTACTCATCATGTTGCGGTTCTCGACCAATTGGCTGCGACCCTTGTTGTATTCGGCCTGGAGCGGCTTGATATTATCCACCACGGACATGCCCCAGAACTGGCCGGGAATCGGCAGTTGCTTGAGGTGGAAGAATGGCTTGTATGGCTTCTCATTCCGGCGATAAGGGTTCGGTCGCGGTCGCACCAGCAGCTTCTTGCCTGCCACAATACAGGTCAGGCCCGTCGGGAACCCCTTAACCGGCTGAGTCCACAGTTCATGGACCAACACCCCGCCGGTTTCGTCTTCGGTATCGCTGGTGCCCATCATGGTTTCCAGCCGCCGTTGGACGTAACCGGGCCGCGCGTCGTCAAGATCGGGGTCTACCTTCTTCCCATACTCCATTTCGACCTTGCCGGGATCATGGACCTTGCTGTGTAGCAGCCACGGCGCGTCCTGCACGTTCAGCGCACCGCCGCCGACATCTATCTCAAACGGTGAGACGACCTCAATATCGGCGTCGCCTAGATTTGCCCCTATCTCGTCGGGCACCGTCTCTTGGGCGCCCAGGTCCAACATGCTGCGCAGTTTATCGAACATCCTCTCTTGCTGGTCCCCATTCGCTTTCGCTAGATCGTTCGCCTGGAATGACAACGAGCCACCTGCCTGGCCGTCCCAGGTACACTTGAAAAACGAGTTGCCGGTGATAACCATCCAGAACACGGCATCCATCAGTTTGGGGCTCATTTCCAGGTGGCGCCAATACCCGATCAGCACCTTGTCCGCTATACGGGACACCTCGATATCCTGGGTATCGGCAGTAGCCGGAGTCACCGTCCAGATCGGCTTGGTCCGTAGCAGCCGGGCCACCTCGGTCCGCACGTAAGGCATAATCAGGTTACAGACCAGCCGCGCCCGCCACTCCGGGGCCGGCGGGTCTTGGAACAGCCCATGCGCTACGCTCCATTCGCGGTACTGCTCACCCCGATACCAAAGGATGTTCTGGAGCCAGCGGCGCTCAAGCTCTTCCTTGCGTCGGTGCTGGGTTTCAGCCTGCAAGGCGACGAAATCCACCACGTCGGTTGGGTTGGTCCAATCGACCTCATGGAAAGCCTGCGATCTGGTTTGTGTAGAAGCCATAGTCTACTTATCCCGCCGACGAACGGTTCCTCTCCTGCTCGATCCGCGCTTCCTCTGCATCACTCATGCCGCCATACTCCTCAACCTCATCGCCCTGCCCTGACTGGACTGCGGCGACGGCAGTGTATTCAGCCCAGGTCTTGGTCATCACCCTGTTCATGATGTCATCGAGCATACGCTGTTGAAGCTGGAGTATCTTCCGGGTCTGACGCTGGAGGTACACACAGGCGCCGAAACCTACGCCTAGCCCTAATACCAACATGCCGGTCCCGTAGATTAGAATCATGCCCTACTCCTCACTCTCGGCCCAGTCCTTGGCCATTCTGCCTATGAAAGCGCCCGCTATAGACGGCTGGCAGTCGAATCGTATGGTATCCTGACACTTACGATCCGGCCTCCGCTCGCCACCGATGAGCAACAGTACCGGGCCGTTGAAACGCTTTTTGATCTCGCCGTAAAGCTGATTGACCGTGGCGAATTCGATACCAGCCAGCACTCCGGTAGGATCAATGTCGAACTCGGTGGATGGTACTGTGCCAAAGTTCATTGTCTCACCCTAACCGTTCGACCAAGCTCTTGGCCGCCTTTTTCAGATCCTTGCCGCCCCAGAGCAACACCACCTTAACCAGCCAGCGTGGCACCTCTGCTTTAGTGCCAATCGCCATGCCGGCGATGCCCAGGACGATGAACGGAACCGCCCAACGGTTTGAGTTCACTACCCAGCCAACCATAAATCTGATTACGGTTCCCACGGATAGCTCCTATCCGGCTCATCGGCCGGTTGCGATGTCGCGGCCCCGTCGGGCTGGGGCAAGTCGAGTACCACCCGATGCGTCAGGGTGCAGCTCAACAAGCCCCAGCCCATCAACCAAGCGATACACATCCCAAGACAGACAACCCAGCGCCTCATTCAATATCCTCGTCCGTTGGCTTGAACACCGCCGAGATCATAAACACCGAACTATTACGAACGGTTATGCCCTCAAAGAAACCTATAGCCAGGTCCGGTTGGATTACGCCGGTGACGGTAACTACTCCGCCAGCATCCCGTAAGGCCTTAACCGCTCCATCAAGCGCTGTAATGCCAACATCTACCTGATCCTGCGTCATGCTCGCACAGCCGGTCGCCATGAACGCCAGCCCGACGAACATCAAGACCATCACCAAGACGCGAGCAATCATAGCAAGCCCCCCACCAGATCGAGTAGGCCCACCAGGGGTTGCAGTTCGACGCAACCTTCGACCACCTGGACACCCAAGCCCGCTGCCAATAAACTCAACTTCGTCAACATAACCATCAGCATCTCCTTCAATTGAGCCAGGCGGTCAACGCAACCGCCGCCAGTGTCACTCCGAGATACACAACCTTCTCCGCCCAGAAACTACGTCGCCCTTGGTGCTTAGCCAAGTGCCCATCCAGTCGGTTGTCTACATTACGCACCGTTTCGGTCAAGCCCACGCCGCCATTACCGGTAATCAGTTTCATCAGTTTGTCCTGCCCCTCCTCCAGCCGATCCAGCGCTTCCTTGATCGTTTCAAGCGTCATGGTGTCATCCTTACCTCTCCTGCCAAACGGTCAAGTAATCGACACCTAATGTTTCCGCGTTATTAGTGCCATTTTTCAGCAGCAGATGCAGGTACATATTGTCGTCCAGGCCGCTGATGACGATGTCGACTATAGGGCCGTATACAAAAGCCCCCTCACCGTGCTTGACGTAGGGTCGCAACTTGCCAGTTACGCCGTCATTGGGATCGTAATCCCACCCCACCACGTCCCAGGTGTTATCCGCGTAGGTTCCAAACGTGACAACGCTGCTCTTGTTAGCACCGTTGCTGCAAAGGAATGACCACACGCTGGCCATTGTCCCATTGGTTTCAGTGATAAACAGGGTGGCCCCATCATATGTTTGGTCATTTGGGCCAGCACCATCGTCATCCAGGGCATCGCCTGCTGTAAAAGACGATAAGCTAATACCGAAACTCGCACCACCCGCCTTGGCCAAGCGCACCCTGGATTGAAAGCTGAGGCGTTTATTGGTCTGCATTCGCCAACTGTTATGCAGCGAATGCAGGCAGGCGTCATCGGTATCGTGAACATGGCTTGTCAATTCTTCCACGCCACAGAGATCGTCGGTGTTCGCTTGACTGGAAGTGTGGTGGGCGTTCAGAAGCCAATCATTCGTCAGATCAACGTTGTTGAAAAAGTCTTCGTGGAATATGCTGACCAGATGATCGGGCAGGGAGCGAGCGAGAACTATCCGATGCGGCGCCATCCGTCGCGGTATCTGCAAGATGGTTTCACGCGCAGTCTCGGTCACGCTTATCGTTCCTGCCAGACCGTGATGTAGTCCACGCTGAAGGTCTGGGCTATCGCATCCTCAGAGCTGTTCTTGAGGGCCAGGATAGCGTACATCATGGCGTCCAGGCCGCTGATGGTAATGTTATGCGGAGCGCCAAACACGATGCGTCCGCCATTATGGGAAACGTATGGCTGCAACTTGCCGGTCGTTCCGTCATAGGGGTCGTAATCGAAGCCCACCACGTCCCAGGTGTTGTCGGCGAATGTGCCAAGGGTGGTCGGGGTATCGACCGAGCCATTAGAACCTACGAAACTCCAAACACTCGCCGCTGTACCGGCGGCCTCAATTCTATACACAAATGCGCCGTCGTAGGTGGTATCAAGTGGCCCTAACCCGTCGTCGTCTAACAGGTTGGCGGCTACGCTGCTGCCCAATCCCATCAAGAGACTGGGCGCCTGCCCGGCGGTGAAGTCGCACTTGACGCGAGCCTGGACGCTCAGCCGCTTGTCAGCCTGCATCTTCCAGTGCGGGTACTTGGTGTGAAAGATGTTTTCAAAGCTGGCTGTAGCGTCGGTCATGATATTGACCACGCCGTTCAAGTCGCTGGCGTTGGCTTCGGTGGGTGAACCGTCGGCTACACTGGTCCATTCGTTAGTCTGATCGGCTAGATGAACAAAATCGTGGTGGTATCTGCTGGCCAGATGAATCGGTAGTTCTCTGGCAGGCAGCCACAGCGTCTGCCCTTTATCTATCTGACCGACTGGAATACTCGTCGCTTCTGGCATGTTACAGCTCCCACCTTAGTTCATTGGGCAGTATGCGGCCGTACAATTCGATCGGTGTCACCACCCGGTAATTATTGTCCGATAGGTAATCGAACAGGTTGATGAAATCCGCCGTATCCGGCGAAGCACCCGACGCCATGTTGCAGGTATGCGTCAACAGATGCAAGACGCCGCCGTTGGTATGGGCGTGATGACACCAGGTTCGTATCTTGCCGTTGGTGGTAAAATCAGCGGCCGTGGTAGTCACACCGTTACGATACTCGCAACCCCAACCGCGCGGATAGGTATTATAGCGGTGGACATTATTCGTCCCGCCCGAATGAGTAGCGAAGCTCTGTACGAAATAATCCGGCCCGACGGTCTTAAACGCGGCAGTTTGGTTATGATCCCTAGCCAGATAAAACCGGGCAGCCGCTTCCCAGTTCACGATACCGTATTTAGGAGCATTGTCATACCAGTGCTGCAATAAACGCTCCAGATGACCCCGTAATCGGCTCTCGCTGTAACCGCTGATGTCCGTACCATCGTGCAATACGATCCCGTGTCCGGCTTCGGATAACTTGGCCAGTTCTTCCCAGGTGCAAGAGGTTCCGCCGGTAGCAGTCGTCCCACTGATATTCAGGACTTCCGGTGCCAGCGTCAGCCGGATGCCGTAGTGCTCAGCAACGCGCGCCAGTCTAAGGGTAGCATCCTGTATGGTGTCATCTATCCACATACATATGACCCCATTGTTGGGGCCAAGCGTCATAACGTCGGTGAACCAGATTTCGTCGATGCTGAAATCAAAGACGTTGGGGTCGTTGGTATCGGCATCTTCGATCTTGACAGCAATCACACCTAGGGCAATATCTGTGTCATCATCCAGGTTCAGATTGCTGCCGAAACTCTCGCTATCAAGATACAGGTTCGCCGACAATACATAACGACCAACATCGGCAAAATGAGTGTTGCTCAGCGTCCAGCGAAACCTCATCTTGTCATTGGTCAACGGGATAGCGCCATTGGTGATAGCGACTTCGAGATCAATAATTACGGCGGTCGCACCACTAAGGCTGGCATTGTTGCGGAACCGGATGTGAATCATCTTGTTCCAGTTGGGCAAGGTGATAAGCTGACCGGAACCGACATAATGGCTGGCCCGTACAGCGCCAGTAGCCGCCGCCTTGGTCATCTTGATAGCTTCGGAAGTTGTCCCATCTACGTCGCCGCCGGTCCAGCGATAGGTCGATTCGATGCCCACTACATCGCCAGCGCCTTCACTGCTGAACTCTGCCCAGTTGTCCGGGTCCATAGTGTCCGACCGCACCTGGGCATCGCCCATACCCGTAGCGTCCCAGATTAACTTGTGCTTGGCGTCCACGTTCTCGGCGTCCACCATGCGCTGAATGACCGAAGTGGCGTTAAACAGGTGCGCCGTCTCTATAGTCTGGCCGGTCATGCGCCGGGGAATTGTCAGTTTATAGCCGTCAAGACCCATTGTGTCACCTTATAGCGCCATGCCTGTCTGAAACGCCCGTCGGCTCAACATCGAGACCGCCCGTCGATTGCGCGCTAGGTAGAACGCTACATTAATATTGCTACCCAAGTCCTTACTTCCGTAGGCGAGGATCCGATTACCGCCGCTGGCGTTCGTGCCCATTACCGCGCAGTCCAGCAGTTCGGCTGTGCCGCTTACCGCCAAAGTCATACTGCCAAAAATCCGCCCACCCAGGACAATCAGTCGTCTGGCAATGGTGCAGGCTGACGGCTGCAGGTTGCTATTGCCCCGCATCTTGCAGTCTCCGCCGATGGTCAAGGTTCCGATGCTCACACGAGTGATACTGCCGCCGGCCCGAATCTCGCAGTCCCCACCGACCGCCAGCGTCTGACTGGGCAAGAGAATCCGGCCGCCATCGACCAGCAGCGATCCGGCCTCGCCGCCGGGTGCCGCCACGTTGACCGTATGGCCCGCCAAGACGATTACATGATCGCCGCTGCCCGGCGTACCGCTGCCCGACCAGGTAGCATCGTCCAGCCAGTTGCCCGTCCCTACGCTGGTATAAGTGGCCATTCAAGTCGTTCGCCCCGGCTACAGCGCCCTGCCAATCACCAGCGCCTCTTCGGCATCGCCCATATCAATCTCAGGGTAATGCCACGCGTGGCCAGTCAGGTCTATCCGCAAAACCGAGCTGCCATTCGTGACGACGGCCACTTCGTAGGGCGCCAGCGCGTTGGTGATGGTCAGCGTATCCGCCTCGAAATACGTGGTCCCGGTCGCCAGACTAGTCGGATGGGTGCCAGTCTCCCTGGCCCCCAAGATAACTGCCACATCCATCAACGGCAGACCGTGGCCGTTCTCCGGCCAGGCAATAATGCGAGCTGCATATGTGAGGTCTGCGACCGTGGTGCCGAAGAACCGATAATTCCACATCAACGCCCCGCCGATAGGCTGTGGCCCACCGATAGTCGCATTCCAGTCCGGCTTATTGGAGAAGGCGAAGTCAGTGATGGCACTATCGTCGGTCGTCACCCCCATGCGCAGGGCCAACGGGACCATTATAATATCGCGAAGTAGTCCACCGGTTCCGGCCGTGTTACCCCGGCTCGGTACCGGGCTCTTCTGCATCGACCGGGCTATCTGGCTGCTCAGACCCTCTAGTGGCATGATTCAGCTCCTCAAAATGGCACACGTCAGTAATGGCCGGACCGTCATACGGCACCAGCTCATCAAGGCCGAAACGCTTCTGATACTGAGGCGTCGGCCCCTCGCAAATGGGTCGTAGTGCGCAGTCATCGCACTTTTCATTGGCCCTATCGCGAGCGATCCGGTCACATATCTGGCGGCGGAACGGCGCCCGCTGGTCACTCGGCGGCGCCGGTAGACGCTGAGTTGATTCTAAGGCCCACTCCCAGGGATCGTGCTGACCCTGGTAAAAGCCAATACAGTTTCGCTCAAACCCGCCCGTTTTAGCAACACAAAACGGGAAATACCTGACGTTTACTTCCCAACCCTTTGCCTCTAAAGCACTTATGGCAGCCGCCAGGGGACCAACCAAGTCCTTGCCCTGAGCCTGAAAGTCGATGACCTCCTTGCCGTCCCAGGCGTGGAAGGGGTTGAACTGTATGAAGTTACAGACAGTGGGCGGGAAGTTGTCGGCCAGAAACCGGCCATATGCCGGTAGGCATTCCAGGTTGGTCGAGGTCAGCGTGCAGTTGAAACGGACTGGCTGGACGCACTTCTGGGCTCCGATAACAGTACGACTGAATGGGTCATGCGCGAGTGCATGACCTGGTTCTGCTTTTCCCTTTCGACGAACAAGGTCGTTGTGTTCTTTTTCCAAGCCGTGTAGCGAGACCAACCAATCATCCAGCCCGGCATCCTCGATGCGAACTGTGTAGCTCTCCTTGCCCAATCGTTGCCCATGCGTGATGACCGTGGGAGCCAGCCCGATATTCGCACAATGCCGCACCAGCTCCGGCAACTGGTCGAAGATGGTCGGCTCACCCCCGCTGATATCGGTAGCGGTCAAACCATAGTACCAGCACTGCCGATTGGCGATCATCATCATGGTCGGCAGGTCGTAGAACATCTTATCAGGCAGGGTGGCGTAGTAGCAGAACTCGCAGTCCATATCACAAGGCCCACCGGCATTGCCCATGAACAGCCAGCCGCGCTCGGTCGGTTCACCGTGAGGGCGGAGAACGGGTCGCCCGCTTGCGGGTTTTTGCCTTTTTGCACTTGGCGACTTTTTTCGTTTCGGCTTTTTGTGGACCCTTGGCTTGCCGCCTGAAGTGGCGCGGGTCGTCGATGATTTCGCCGTCATAGGACTCCGGCCTCCATTTGGGGTGTATCTCGACATATATCTTGCTGCTGCCGTCACATATGTTCACCAATGAACACTTCTCGCATTCCGGGTGGCGATGACCGCAGCCGATGCTATTTCGCAGGCTCCAGAAATTGAAGAAGGCGTGGGCGAAGCTCTCCGCCCATACCCCGGAGCGCGCAGCCTGTAGCCATAAATCCATAATCGTTGCATTGGGCACATTTGCATAGGCCCGCACGTCCCACTCCAGTGGATCGTAGACGATCTGCGGATAATTGGTAACATGTGATTCGAGCCCTTTATACCCACAGAACGGCACATATCGCAGGTTGGTGGTGATGCCTGCCTTCTCGTAGGTCTCGACGAACTCGCGCACGTAGGGTAGGGCCACGTCATGCCTGACCACCAACTCCGATGCCTGCGGCGCCCGTTGCAGCCAACCGGCCAGCGGATTGAAGTTGATGATATTATGGTTGGTCGGTGGATGTTGCAGGTAGGCCAGATAGCCAGCCAGTTCCGGCAATCCCGGCGCCGACAGGGCAGTCAAGACAGTATTGGCCCGCCAGGACTTCTTCATAGCTGTCAGGGCTTGAATCAACCGCGACCACGCGTCGTCGGCCGGTTGCCGGGTCATTGCCCCGTGGGTCTCTTTGGTGCCGTGGATACTGACCAGCCATTCGGCAACACCCGCCTTTTCCAACGCCTCCACCTTCTGCGGCCTGACCAGCCCGTGGGTTATCAGGCACAGGGGGATGCCCAGTTCAGCCGCGTACTCCGCTATCTCGATGATGTCCGGGTGCAGGGTGGGCTCGCCGCCGGTGAAGTCGCACATGGTCAAGTCGAAGTCTTTACGGAAGCGCTTGAGCCGAACCTTGATTTCAGCAACCGGCATCCACTTCCGCGCCTTGCGATCCTCGAACCGATGGTAGCACATCAGGCAGTCCAGGTCGCAGCGATGGCCCACGTCGATACAGCCGCGTCTGGTTACACCGTCAAGATCGTTCAGGTCAGATAAGTCCATATCGTTCTCGCCAATCAGGGAACCAGCGGTTCATATGCGGCCCGGCGTGTTCCATGATGTGCTCCCATTGTTCATCGGACCATTGCGGTATACCCAGCTCCTGCAACTGGTTTTCCCAGGGAGCAGGAATGGGGTCATATCCCAGCCATCGGCATAACAACGGTACTTCCGCAGCGTAATCATCAACCCGGACAACTCGCCAGAGACGGGCCGGTATTTTAGCAAACTCCGTTTCCGCCATAGCGTTACATGCAACCCAAAACGAGACGGCCTGCTCAAACCGCGTTGTCGCTTTGGGGTGAATCCCGAGCGCCTTATTCCATTGCGGCAAATCACCAAACGTAGGCATAGGGCCAACCATTGAGCGCACCGTTTGCACCACACTTCGCAGCAACCAGACCAACTTACATTGCGGATATACGTCCCGAATAATTCCGAGAAGCCAGGGTAAATTACCGCCGCTGCTCACTGCATCATAATCCCGACCCCAGTCGGTAATAATCTCTCGGGCACGAGCTAAATCAGGTCGATGTCCACCCACCGGGATATTCGGCTGGTGGACAGCGCGCAGTCCTAATCGCTGGAATAGTTGCCATGTACTTAGTGTCGCCGAACGGCCAGTTCCAAATGCAATAACCTTCATTTCTTATGCACCCACCACACTGCATCACCAGCCGTCTGAACGGCATCGCCATAGAGGGCATCGACTGCCGGCTTAACATCATGATGGGCCGACGAACCGTAGTCATGTCCGGCTATAATTCCTCCGAATTTTACTCGCAACCCCCACTCACGAGCGTCATGTTCTATGAACGGCTTACTGTGATTGGCGTCGATAAAGACCCAATCCAACGATTGATGCGGGAAGATCTTAACCGCCTCTTCCGAACGCATATGAAGATGCACAAAGCGCAGATTCTTCTTTGCCACGGCAACGGCACCATTTAAGCCTTGTGAAAGTTTATCGCGAGAACAGGCGCTGTCTTTTCCGCCCCCTACCGCTGCGACAAACTCTAGATATTCGATAAACGGGTCTACACCCCACACGGAACATGACGGCATTGTCAGATAGGTATTTATGCCACCACAACCGAGGATGCCTATTTCGGCGCCAACCGTAGCCCGACCTTGAAAATGCGCCATGAACACCTTTTTAATTTCTTCCGCAAAGCCCGCCACTACAACTCCTCCGCCACTTCAAAGACTCTCTGTAGTCGTTTCTCGTAACTGTGATTATGTGCTATATTGGCCAACCTGCTGCCGCGTTGGCGGGCTTCGGCCGGGTTCTTCAAGAGATGGTCGATACGATCAGTCATTTCCTGCACCGTCTTATAGATCAGTATCGCATCGCCAAAGAGTTCAGACTGCCCTTCAGCGCTGTCAGCCACCAGCGCTGCTCCAGCAGCAGCGGCCTCGAATACTCTCATGTTGAGGTCGCCGGCCAGGCTCTTGTTCCATGCTACCTTAGCCCGGCTATAGATACCGGCCATATTCTCGTGAATGTATCCCGCTCCGATGGCGGAGTTCTTGCCGTATCGCCGTGACAGCAAGTGTGCCATCCAAGTCCGCTCGGCGAACAACGGGTTCAATGAAGTAGTTAGCACGCTGGCTACGTCAATGTCACGTTGCTTGTTGGCCGACGGATAGAAGAACGCCGCATGGGGCAGCCATTCGACTCTCGTTAGATTGTGCTCGCCGGTCAGTAACTCGACCACGTTCTTCTGATGGCAGAACACGAAGTCGGCGGCCTTGGCCTGTTTAATACGATCAACTCCGTCGGGCACGTGCATATCTTCGAGCATGTAGATCAGGGGTCGCCAGGTGGCCGGAAACGGAAAGTCGAAGCTATCGTCGAGGCGGACATACACATCGCAGTCCGGTTTCTGCATGGGCTTGAACTGGTGGGGTCCGACCTGTTCCATACAAAGAACGATGGAATGCTGGGGGTAAGCTTGACGGATCACCCATTCCCAATACGCTTGGTAGTTATCAGGCCGGGTCGCTTGATGTATCAGTCCGAGCTTCATATTCTCCACACCAATCCTCTTCTTGGGTCAACGCCCAGACGGTAAAAACACTGCCAGGCCGGCGCGGCGTATTGCATGGCATGGGATAGGGTGAGCGACGATGGCACTCGCCGGTCATACTTCCGTCGGTGTCCCACCAGCGACAGGAACGGCAACATCGGTCACTCATAGCTAATCGCCACTCCCATTGCCGTCAGCTTCTCCTGCCCCCACTTCTTCACCAGCTTGGCATGGTTGGTCTTCAGTAGTTCGCCAAAGTCGAAGTTCTTGGTAAACGTGGCGCTCATATCGTGGTGCACGTAGATGTCAGATGACAGCGCGCACTTATAACCAGCCTCACGCAGACGTAACGAGGCGTCGATATCTTCTGAGTTGCCGGGCTCGAACCGTTCGTCCCACAACCCGCGCGGGTCGGCTATCTTGGCCATCGCCTCTTTGCGGTACATGCAGGCGAAGCTGATAAGCCAAGGTACGAATATCGGCCCGGTCTCACCGTGGTCGCCGCTCTTATGATTGATCCATTCCTTGAGGTAGGTCTCCGGCACTTTGAATATCTGCTGGTAGCCTGCCACACGGTCGCTGGTAGCACCGGCGGCGCCGACTATGGAATCGTCGAAATGCTTCATCCAGCGTTCGAGCCAGTCCTTATCGCCGTCGGGGATGCGGGCGTCGTTGTCGAGGATCAGGATGAACTGGGCGGGCGACAGATAGGAAAGCATGAAACCTACGTTGGAGGCGCGGACAGCGCCCATGTTGGTGGGCAAGCATACATATTGGATACGTTCATCATACGGATAGTCCACGCCCATAGTGTGTGGCACCCGGTTAATCCACAATGTTGTTAACTCGTTAACCGGCGGCGTATTTTCGACCACGGTGAGACGATACAAACTAGGAGTAGTATTCTTGATAATGGACTCTACACACACCTCAGTCATTGCGGCCTCTTTATAGCACCGCACGATAATGTCAACCGGGTACTTGCGACGCCCGAACGGTTCAGTTTTCACAGATCAGCCCTCTCGGCAGTTCAGGGGTAGTAATCCGGTGGCTGGCCGCCACCAGTTCAGATACTGCCGCGTTACGACGCTCCGCAGCGATCTGGCCATGCGCCCAGTCCATGTAATGGCCGATGTCGAAGCTGGTATCCCCGACGTGGCCCACCTGACAGCCGGTATCAACGTAGACCTTGAAGCCCGCCGCCTGCACCCGCCGGCAGAAGCTCACGTCCTCGCCCAGAAGGTGAGTGCCTCTACGAGAATCCAAGCCCAGTTCAAAACTCTTGAGCATGATCTGTCGGGCAATATCGTCAGGCTTGGCGTCATCGGGCCATTCCCGCTTGAGTTGTTCGTCCACCAGCGTCTTGAACTCTTCTTCGATGGTCAATCGTGGCGCCCGGTCCATATGGAACCACACATCCCCATCGATGGTCTCTTCCTTGACAGCTTCCAGCACGTCACGGCGGATCAGCATGGCACCGGTCCCGACGTGCAGGCATTCGATCAATGCCCCCTCCTGGCGGTCCAGGATGTTCAATAGTGGCCAGGTGGTGTGTTCGGCTACCGGGCAGCAGGCGGGCTTGAACGGGTAGCGCCGTCGGACGGCCGTGGCACCCACTACCCCAACGTCGTGCGACAGGAGCCGGTGCATGATCGACGCTTCCAGCCGATCCATATCCCCATCCACAAACCAGACGTGCGTGAAGTTAGGCACCTCTTGATAGGCAATGCGAATACCGTCATTGCGGCTATAGGGCAGCAGCGTACCGGCTACCACCACGTAGCTAGCCGCCCCCGACGTGCCTACCAGCTTGAGCAGATCGGCAACGCATTGCGGCTTAACCGAATCCCAGACTGACATGCAGAGCACGACCCGATGCTTCCAGTGCTCCATGTCTTGGGAGCGGGCCAGCAGTTGTGCACGAGTGTTATCCATGTCACTTTTCCCGTCCTACCCTAAAAACTCCGGGGGCGCCTCACCGGCTGGGCAGCCTTCACCGCCCAAGACGCCCCCGGCTCTGTCCAACGCGCTTTTCCCGTCCTGTATCGGGCGCCGGTTGTCCCGATATTCGCTCATCAGTCTCCACCCACCAAAAGGTCATAGGTCTGCTTGAAGATGTCAGGCTTACAAGGATATTTCTCGCCCTTGACACTAGTAATGATCCAGTCGCCAGGGCAAACAATATGGCCTCCCTCAAGCGTATCTATCCAGCCATGGTCGTGCATGATGCGGCCGCAGTGCTTGCACTCGTCCTGCCTATCGCATTCTGGCCGACGGTAGTAATCAACATCACGAACTTGGCCCTCAACGTATGAGGCGACCTCGAACCACTGCTTTGCTTCAACTGCGATTGGTTTCCTGCGATACTTAGGCATCCGAATCCTCCTTAATACTCACTCCCCAGCCACTGGCTCTCGCCACGCTCCTTTTCCAAGGCCGCCTTCGCCGCATGCACCAGCATCCGATCTTCCATACTGGTAGCCGCCTTGGTCGAACTATCCTCACCCCGTCGCAGACGCTCAGCAGCCTTCTCCACATCCGTCGGCTGCTCGTACCACTGCGGATCGTACATCGCCAGGTAACGAAAACAGGACATGAGATGATCGTCGCGTCGCAGCGGCTCGTCAGCCCGGCTGTGCTGGTCCCGGTCCCTGGTGTCCTGCCGTATGCGATACCGGGTAATCTCCGACCGGAAGTTCTCCATATCCCGGAACACCTGGAAGCCGGGCTTACCGTCCAGTAGCGGGTCCAGCCACTTGCGGCACTTCTCGATACCGGCGTGTACGCTATTGTCGGCCGGGCCGCACACCAGATCGTAATCAGTCGCCAGGGTTATGGCGATACCCTCAGTTCCGTCCTGATTATGAGCGTATGAGGCCGGGTCGATCAGCCGTACCTCTGGTTCGGGCCCACCCTCTTCAATGGCCTTGATGGCCGCTACTATGTCCGACAGCCCCGAATGGCGGCGGATATACAGCTCCCGGTAGGCATAGACCCGCTTGTTCGGGCCCAACGCCGCCCACAGACAGGCAAAGACCCGGTAGCCTGGATCACATACGAAGAAGCGCGGCCATTCACGGGGTATCTCGAACGGCTCTATAACCTGCTCAGAGCTGAAAGTCCCGAAGATCAGGCCGGTAGTCCGCCGCGAACGACCCTTGATCCGAACCTCTTTCTCCTCGTCGGACAGGCTGGACTGCACGATCTCCAGCGTCCGCTGGTCCAGATGCGGGTTCTTCGAGGTGTCCAATCGGGTCAGGTTGTGATCCCTATCGCCTGACAGGGCCTTCTGTTCTAAGTCCAATATCCACGGCTCCGAGCGTACCAGCGTACCGGCCAGGATAACCCGCCCGCCGAATTGGATCAGCCGCATCATCAGCTCTTCCCACAACAGCGGCGAAATCTCCTCGTCAATAATCAGCAAGTGAATGGAGGCTGCCTGCAACCGCTGGCGGGCGCTCTCGCCACCCTCCGCTGAAATCAGGTCCAACTGGGAGCCGTTGTTCATTTGGATCAATGACGGCATAGCCCAGCCGGGAATGCTGGCACCATATCGCTTGACCTGCCAGTCGGGCAGACACTCTCGCAAGTGATGCCATACGCCCTCGTAGAGAGTGCGGTACTCGGCAGACAGCAGCCAGAGCCGGATCGGGGCCTGGGGCGTCTCCTGCCAGCGGTTAGCACACGTCAACCAGGAAGTAATCTCGTAGGCGGCGGCCATGCTCTTGCCGGACTTGTTACCCCCGAACAACATCCGACACCAAGCCTTAGACTTATGAAAAGAGAGTTGATGATGATCCTTGATGGTACTGGGCTTGTAGACGTTAAACGGATGTGAGGCGCGACGCTCCACCTCGGCAATATACTCCTGCCCGCTGCGAAGGTCCGCCAAGTTGATGTCGTCCGTGACTCTAGACACAATCCTTATTTCCGCTTTCGAGCCTTGGCCTTATCAGCCTTCACAAACTCCTTGCCCACCTTCTGCGGAATACCCAACGTGCTCTTGCCAGCAGCCGCCGCACGCATGGCCCTAGCTTGCTTCTTTGTCTTGGTCGGCATCAGTAGACCTCCTGTAGTCACATTCGTCACAATAAGGAAGTATATCCAGAATCAACTGCACGCGCCGACCCATTACCACTTCCGGTTCGTCGGTCGCCTTCATGGGGACGTGTTGAGCATGCCCACACTTGCGGCAATAAACCGTAACACCCAGAATGTACCAAGGGGCGTATTCAGATTTCTTGCACGGCTCACTCTCACAAGGGCCGGTGTCCTCGGAGCAGCGGGCAGCGTCCTTGGCAGATTGCTCCAGTGACGCCGGAGTATCGCAAGGGCCGGCGTCCTCGTTACTTGCCTTGTTTCTTGCGGCCATGACCTCAGACCCAGTGACTAGGCTGCTACATATTGAACAGGTGTATAGAGCTACATTAGAAGATGCCCGAACCAATTCCCCCTGACAAGAAGAATGGTCATGGTAATCTCGGCAAAAGAGATGGCGTTCGGCAAGAGCGCTGCGAGACGTAATGAGTTCGCCTTCCAGGCGCTGCACCTTTCTCTCCAGCATGTCCCGGCCAGCGTCACTAGTGCCCCGTGCATACTCAGCGTCGGATGCGAAGGGCTTCAGCTTAGACTTCTCCAGCTTCCACAGCTCCCAGCCGGTACTCCGCAGCATCGAGCCTGCAATAGTGCGGATAGGGGTATCAGGACGACCATTACGATGAACCCATACCTCGTCTTGTGTGCCAACATGGAAGTACCAATGGTCACCAGACGGCCAATGGCTCTGGCGAACACGGTACCACAAGGCCATCTGTTGCCACGCCCATCCAAAATTGTGCATGAATCAGTCCTCCTGCTCGTCTACCGTCCATTCTTCAACGGAGTAACAATTCGGGTCGCGCTTATTGAGGTGCGCTGCACGCGCTTCACCTAACGCCCTAATGCTGTATATGCCATCGACCATCCACTCACTACCGTCGTCCCCGTCCCCACTCGTTACAAGATAGACCTTCGTATACTCAGACATTAAGGCCTCCCCCACTGCAACGAGTGCATGAATACAACCAAACCAACCCATGCCGCAAGAACAAGCAGGATCACATACGGTAACCAGGGGAACTTCTCAGAAGACGTGGACATGCCGGTTAAACCTCCACAACCAAAGCCTTTACCATAGATAACGAAAGGCTGTCAAGAGAAAAATAAAAGACGTGCCGAAAAGGCGCCCGTCAAGAATGTGACGAGTCAATTAACCGACTCTCGATCCTGAACATGCCCGATGTAGGCAGAATGACCAGGTGGGTTGCCAGTACACAAATCCAAAACCAAGAGCAATTGCTCCTGAGTCAAATCCTTCTTAGACATATCCTGCAATGCCTGCCGTTGCTGAGGAGTGGGGGGCATCGCCCCCTTACCTACCATATGAGCCTTTAATGACTTGAGTAAGCCCTGTACGCCCTGCTTCTGTTTAGAGTCTAATCCCATAACAAAACGAATAAGGCAACGCCAATCTCCTGTCAAGAAGCAAATACTAAGGAAATACTAAAACATGCAGAATTAGTACTTGGGAAGACTATAAGCGATAAGCAATGTGGAGTAGAAGAAAATAGGGGGGAATCGATGAGTGGGTATATATATAAGAGCATGTATGGGACCCACAGGCACCCATACCCCCTTCCAGGCAGGGCCAGGCGCAACATAATAACCATTATCGGACGGTAGAAACGGGGCTCACAGCCTTAGAATGGCGATTCGAGGGTTATCGGACTGTTATCGGCCCTTGGCAGGTGCACAGCCTTGGATATGGATTGAAGAGTGCTTGGAATGGCTATTGAGCAAGCCGGTCCGCAGGCTGCTCCTCTTGGAGTCGTGCAGCACCAGCCTCAAGGACTATATGCTCCATCTCTTCAATAGGATGGCGTTCAATCTCTGACGGTGCAGGCAGAGCCTGCTTAGCACCCCCCACAGGCACATAGCCCAGCTTGACCAGCACTTCATGGGTCAAGATAGACTCCATCTTGCTGTAAAGCTCCTCATCGCTCATTCGGCGCACGTTGATGTTGATATCACTAGCCTTGGGCAAGATGCTCAATATCAGCCTTAGATACGTCGGGAAGTCGTCCTGGGCCAGCTTTAGAAGCTTTGACGGCCCGCTCACACGGTTCCACGAGTCTAATAGACTCTGGCGTAATTCCTTGGCATTGCCAACACGCCTACGATACTCAGCACGCTCCTTGGCTGATTTGGCTGATGCTTGTGCTGCTTTGCTAACTGACGCCAGGTTGCCAGGTCGCTTCTTCCTATCATCCTTCTTAACTGCTTTATTGACAGCCATTTAGGTATCCTCTCATACGATCACATCGAAGCTTATTCTTGCTTGTTTCCCTTGTGTTTTGCGCTGTCAACTGCCACCACTTTGGCAGTCTAATGGTTCAGCCGTACCACTTAGTCACTTTCGCGAATGCCACTCTGATTTCGGGGTCTTCGATGTATGCCAGCAACGCTTGGTCTGCTCTTGTATGTCGAGTTACGATAGTGGTTTTAGAGACTGCTAGTTCTTCTAAGCTGTGTATTGCTATGGCTTTACGGTCGTGTAGTTCTTGTTCTAGTTGGGTGAGTTTACGTTGTGCTGCTACCTGTCGGCGTTCAAACTTGCTACGTCGAGAGCCTTTTACTCTAGCTCGTTTGATCTTCCTCTTGGGTTTAGGTTTCAGTAGCCGCAACGGCTTTGGTGTTGGCCTGGATGGTATTGGCTTGCCTTGCTGCTCGGCTAGTTCTACGCGTCGTTGGTGTCGTAGGTTGTCGAGTGTTGAGGTTTGGATTTCTGGATCGCTCATAGGCTATTCTCCTGAGACTTGTTATGAGGCATTCGACCACACCCCACATTGTACCTACGACGAGGAGCACCAGCGGATAGGCTTCGATCATGCTCCATATTATCGGGGTTTCTGTAGTCATAGAGGCCTTTGCTTTGCTCCGGCGTCCTGTTTGACTGTTCCCCCTTTGGGTATCTCCCCAATTAGCAACCTCAAACGCCAATGTCAAGGAAAATCGCTATTGCTTATGCTTACTGGGGTTCCATGTGTTTTCCGGCTGGTTTCCGACAAATGGAATGTCTGCTTGTGGCTCATAACCACACAAAAGGGGCCAGAACAGGGGCGCCAGTCGATTTGCTGGGCGGAAACGGGTTCTGGTATAGGTTGTGCTTCCAGTGCTCTTGTGAAGCCTATTAGACGGCTTCCTGGCGATTCCGGGCAGTTTCCGGCTTTTCTTTGAGATTCCCTTGACATCCTTGGATAATGTGATATATTTAAGGTGCGAATCGGCAGGGTGTTCCTGTCAGACAATCAAAACTGAATAGGAGCTAGAGCAATGGCCAATCTAATGCTAATCATCGAGGCGAGACTAGAGGCCCTGCACGATGATGCCCGCGATAAGATGCGGGAAGCCCACCGCGACAGGCTGATCCGCCAGGCCGAATACTGGTGTGGCAAGTGCGATGCGTACCGGCGAGCCGTGAATGAGGTGCGGGCCGCCATTGCCAAGGCAGACAACCAAACATAGGAGCTAGACCGATGCGATTAGGAAACACAGATAAAGCCCGGTTGTTGTTCTCAGACGGGCGGATTGAGCACTACACCGACCAGCGGTTATGTCTGGCGGTGTGGTATGCACTGGCTAAGGGTGTACGGGCTGCCTTTCGTGGTGCTGGTGATACGCGGCCCGTTTACCCTTGGAATTGCGTAGATAGGAGCTAGAGCGATGGTACACGTTACACTTCTAGATGGCGAGCAGTTAGTAGCTTACGGTGCTCCGTATCCCCGGGATGGCAAGCGGATCGGCAGCCTCGACAAGCTACAACCTGATCAGCACGCGGTATTGTTTGCCGCCGGCGGTAAACAGTGCCGTCGCTGGTCTTACGATGCAGAACTAGGACGGGTGGTCGAGACTGCCTCGCTCTAATCTGCCCGTGCAGAGCCGGAGAATGGAGGATTGACCGATGGGCAGTAGAGAGCTTACCAACGAACAGGTCAAGGCGTACATCGAAGCGGGCGGTGGCAGTTGTCCGCTGTGTGGGCACACTGGTTTTCACGCCGGCGATGTAGTTATCGGCGACGCCGAAGCGACCCAAGACGTTCTTTGTATGAATCCTGAATGCCGTATCGAGTGGCGGGACCATTATTCCTTGACGGATGCTGAACTGCTGGCCTAGCCCCGGCAACGCCGGGCTGAACCTTAACCCGCCCGGCGCCAGGGCGTAAAAGTCGGCACAGGTGAACAGTGCATATCTTAGACCTCAAACAAGTGGCCGAGAGTGATACCCAGTATCGTGAGTCTCGGGAGCTGGGCACGTTGCAAACGGTGGTGTTCGTTATGTGCGGGGGCGGCATGACAGGCCGCTTTGCTGCTGAGCAGCCTGCGGATTTCTACATCGACGACAGGTGTGGACGCCTGCCGTACCGCCGTAAAGACATTATCCAGGCCGTTAGGGTACTGGCTGCTATCGCGGAAGCACGGGGCCTGGACCCGCACAAGCTACCCAGGCGGCCGGACTTCCACGCTTGCGGCATCTTTTAACTAACCCCGGCCAGGCCGGAGAAGGAGTAGGAACGATGGCAGATATAGAACACGCGCCGTTACCGTGGCATGTTGATAACCGAGCTTTTGGGGGCTGCGAAACGGATGATAAGCTCAGTATATGGTCAAAGAGCGGTCTTGTTGCCATGGCCTGTACTTGCCACGAAGGGGCTGTTAACGCGGAGGATAATGCCCAGTTCATTGCCCACGCCGCCAACTGCCACGCGGAGTTGCTGGCGGCGTGTAAGCGGGCTGCACCGTGGTTGGGCAAACTAATTGGTGATGGCGGGCACAAGAATGCAGTTTTGCCAAGGGACGCTATGCGAACCCTACGATTGGTAGAAGCCGTCATTGCCAAGGCGGAGTCTGACTAACCCCGGCCATGCCGGAGAAGGAGTAGGACCGATGACGACTGAAGAACAGGAACAAGCGGTAACGCCTGAATATCTCGCCACACTGCAGCATACGCGGGAGAGGATGGGCCTAAGCCACATGCAGATAGAACATCGGCTCGCCCTGGCTGTTGGCGAACGTGACCGCCTCAAGGCCCTCGTGGCTGAGCTGGTGGGGACGTGTCAGATCAACGATGAAGCGCTCTCTGAAGCTACGTTTGTAGATGGAGCAGACCGCCGAACGCTTAACTATGCCATTAAGAGATGTCGCGACGCCATCGCCAAGGCCAAGAAGGAGATAGGACGATGACCATGCGAAGCCTAATCGCTGATATTCTCCTGACGCTTGCGGTGGTGTATCTCCTGCTGCTCTGCCTGCCGGCCGTGGTGCTCTATGGCCTGGCGTGCCTAGTGGACAGGAAGCCGACTGCGCAGGGGTATGATGTGTACTGGAACGCCAAGGCCAAGAAGGAGTCCCAATGACCGCCCGCAACCGCTCGACCTCAGTGACCAGTTCGTCCGCATACTTACAGATCAGGAACTCGCCGCGCCGCATTGTCATTCTGTGCAGCTTGCTCTTGATCGCCCGCAGTCGCCCTTGTGTCATCATCATTCGCTCCTCGCTATGTCCGGCAACCTCTTGAATCCGATTACCCATAGCCAGGGGTTCACATCCCAGCCGTAGCCGCGCTTGGCGTTGAGGGAGTCCCAGAGTTCGGCAAAGTAGATTCGCGCTGACTGCTCATCATCCCGGCACGGTTGGCCAAGCTCTGGATGTGTGTCACCGACAACACCTTCGGCATGGATGTCAGCGTGCGAAATCTCCTGCACCCGCTGGACGCGCACGTCCGTAACTTCCAGCAGGATGCGGCTGGCCCAGCGGAACATATGAATGGACGGCTTCCATCGGCCCGCTGTATTCTGCCCATCCATAGCAAAGCCGGGGCCCTCCTCCGCCCTAAGGCGCGCACACAACCAGCCTTCGTGAGTGTTACATTCCCTGATTTCGCCATCAGCGCGATACGCTATGCACTCACTATCCGGCTCTGTCCAACCCCAGCCAGTCTTCCACGTCTCGCGCACCCACAGCCGGTCGCCGACCTTGCCGTAGGGGCAGTATTCGACCATTGACTCCAGCAGTGTTTCGAGGCTTCCAGCAACCAGCTTGCGTGGCCCAAGGCTGATGCGACGGCCATCGTGATGTGCCCACCTCCACGCCTTCCCCATGCCACTGGACGGCTCTGGCTGCGGCTTCACCACCCGCCGCGTCATCGTCTTGCGGTCGTTGAGGATAGCTCGCACCATCGGGCCGCTGAATATGATGGGGTGCTCTGTCATGTGCTCCCTTTCGAGCGCAACATAAGATGGTTATCGGGCCATCAGGTCAACTCGATGCGCGTCATCTTCAACGCGCAAGCAATGTGATGTTCCAAGGTCGCGCCGGGCGAATCAAACCAGCCCGGCAACAGGGCAATGGCGTTACACGTCACCAGTAACGTGATATCCTTGCGCAAATAGGTCTCTCGCGTCAGGTCTGTGCGCCCGCCAAAGTTCTCAGCCGGGTTCACCACATCCCATCCCTCAGCTCGCAAGCACTCGGCCGCCGCATGAAACGCCGGGAAGTTGTGGTCTTCTTTGCCGGTTACACTCATTGGCCCGGCGATGTAGATACGTTTTATTCGCTGTGCTTTCGCCATCGCTGTCCTCGCTCTCAGCGCAACATAATGATGGTTATGGGGCCACCTTGGCCTTTTCGACGGCGATTAGAGCCGTCAGCAATCCGAAACCAGCTAGTATTCCGTCGATTGCAGCAGCGTCGTCGTCACCGTTGCTGGCCTCAGCGTATTGGGTCAACAATGAATTGAGACTCTCAATCGTGTTGTTCTGGATAAAACGCTTAACATCTTCTTGCGCCTGGTCATGTTGTCGTTCTAGTAGGATCAGAAATACCTTGTCATCACTGTCGGGATCACTCATTTCTGTTTATTCCTTCCAACAACTCCCATGCTGCTCTAACCACTGCCGGAACCTGCCCGTTGCCAAGGGCTCTAAGTCGGTCCACCCTAAAGGCCACCCCATCAGCCACTCGCGGAATTGCGGTGACTTCTCTAGGTCGCGGCGGCCAAGCGCCACACACTGATCTTCTAATTTCCGCAGCCCGCCGCCCGGTGTATGTCGTTCTGCTTGCCCGCCGCCCGTTGGCGTCTTGGGCGTCTGCCATAACCCAGAGCCGGTCTCGCCGGTGAGTAGCACCGACGGCGGACGCTGGTACACAATCCCACGGTCCATCAAACCCGCTCTCGGCCAAGTCGCCGAGTATGGTTCCGTAGTATTGGTCAGCAAGGAGAGCTGGTACGTTCTCCAACAGGCAGTATCGCGGTCCCACTTCGCGAATGATCCGGATGGTGTCGGGCCACAGGTTGCGGTCGTCGGCTTCGCCTTGCTGCTTCCCAGCGACACTCCAGGGCTGACACGGGAATCCAGCAGTAACGACATCCACTTTGCCACGCCATCCGCTGCCGTCGAAGGTTCGTATGTCATCCCAGATAGGGAACGGCGGTAGGAACCCTTCTTCCTGGCGTCGAAGCAAGACCTCTCGACAGTACGGATCAAGTTCAACCGCGCACACTGTTTGGAATCCAAGCAGCCGCGCTCCAAGAAGTCCGCCACCAGCGCCTGTGAACAGTGCCAGCTCATTCATCTAACGTCCTATATTCCCAGCGCAACATAACAATTCTTATCGGACCAACTCAGCAGTAAGCCAAGGCTCATCCACTTGCCACAAGGCCCAGCCATCAGGCGAAAAGGGGTGATTGCGGTTTATGTGGTGGAAGCACAATTTACCATCGTAACAAAAGACGCGCGTGTATCGTTCTGGGGCTTCGCCGCGCGGTAAGGCATCGTATTCATCGGCCTTGTCGTTCCAGTGCGCCAAGATGTCTTTAACAGTGCGACCGCATTTCGCCCCATCGACCAGTGCCGCCTTGACCTTTGCGCGCTCCCTAACCTCCACGCGACCGAATCCCAAAATAATAGCCATCATTTATCTCCCTTCGGCGGCTTCAGCGTCTCCAGAATGAAGGGCTTGCCTTGCAGGGCTTTGATTAGGTCTACGCGATAGACGTGGAGGTGCTTCAAACCACGGAGCCCCAGTATAGCTCCAAGCCTCTTACGTGTTATCGAGTCTTCCTTTGGCGCTAGCCAATTCTCAAGGCCCTCGCTCCACACTGGTCGGCCACGACTGAGGTAGAAAGCCTTGCCGTATACGTTAACCCACACCACGCCTGCCTTCTGCTTAGCCATTATCGGTCTCCTTTAACTCCAAGGCCGTAGCCCATTGGAGAAGAAACTCTGCCACTGGCTCTGGCCTAGTGTGCGGAATGCCGAAATGGCATGGGAGACCAAGCTGTAACGCTGCCCCGCGCAAAACCTGGCTATCAGCAACCGCTTCACTCCACATGCGCTGTGCGTTCTGTCCAACAAGGCCGTTAGCCCAATGGCGAAGCATGCCCGCTGCCAGGTCCAATGCGGAGCCGCTTTCAGCAAAGCCATAAGGCACACTAGCCACTAATGACGCCCCACGGAAGACCGGGCTTCGGGCAACTACCTCGCTCCATAAACGATGTGCAGTTTCTTTAGTCATGATTCTATCTCCTGTCTAAAAGTGGCGGGCGCCGGCCTGACGCGAATCGGCAAAGGTGTGGGGGAAGCACCTCTACATAGCCAGCACCCGCCGTGATCTCTACTTTCAGGTTTGTCTGCGTTATATGACATGGCCTCTACCGATCCGCTGAGGTAAATATATCACAGTTTCCGGGCTGTGTCAAGGCGATTCGCCGATTCTTCCGGGTATCCGCCGCTTCCCAAACGTCTGTGGGTTCTTGCCGTACTTGCAGCCGCGAACTATCAAGCTGCATGGTCCGTGCAGCCGCCACAGCTTCTCTTTGAGCCGCCAAGAGGCCAGCTTGTCCGTCGCCGCACCCTTCACTTCTTCGTACCACTCGCCACTTTTGGTCGAGACGTAGAAGTCGGGTCGATACCAGATAGGCACCTTGGCGTCGCCCGACAGGTTGATCCGCTCCGGCTGCGAGTCGTAGTTGAGTATCTGCCCTGCAATCCTAAGCAGCCGTAGCTCGTCGCAACGGACGGCCTCGGCCTTGCTGGGGTGCGAGTGCTCGGACTGGCAGATGGTGCGTTTGGCTCCGTACTTATGCTTGCTCATCATTCGCTCCCATCTTCCGGCCAGATCCTCTTAATCAGCTTGACGCTGGTGACGCGGAGGGTGCCAGCCGGGAACCGTTCCTTTTGGGACTTACCGCGATACATGCACCGCCATATTTCATCGTCAGTCCCTTCAGGGTCAGCGTCATGAACAAACTGCTTAGCAGCCCTGAGCGAACTAAAGACTGAGAGCCGCGTACCGCCTTTGGGCAGCCATTCCCCTTTAGGCTTCGTCCAATACAGTGTTGAGTAAGGAACGGCGCACGGACCTTCTACTAACCAGGACCACACTCTACTGTGTTCTTCATTACCTTTGCGGCATACTGCCTTAAACGCTTCATTCTTGGCCATCGTTCTGCTCCTTCTCCGCCTGGAGTTCGTCGATCTTGCGCAGCGAGCCTTTCACCGCCTCCCTCCCAGACGACAGCGTATGCGCCATCAGTTGGTCGGACTCCCTAGCGATCCCATCAGCCATCGCCGCCTCTCTTTCCTCCAGCCATTCCCTCAGCTTGTCCATATCACTTTTTGCCATCGTTATCCTCCTGGCCCATACAGTAGGCCGTCGTCAGTTCGGTTATCCGCCGGTGGATACGCTCGTCGAAGAATTCAGCCATGTACTCCACAGGCAGATTGGCGCTCAGGTCGGTGTGAACACCACACTCATATCTGCCATTCAATACGTCGTAGGTGATGTTCGCCGCCACTGCCTGCTGGCCTTTACTCAGGTCAGCCAACCCTGCTGCCAGGTCGTCTATGGCCAGGTAGTCCAGCTCGACCAGGCTGCGGACCACGCTGGACTCGGCCTGGTCGTTCTTGCCCCAGGTCGCTGTCACCTCCTGGCACATAGCCCGCCAGTTGACCAGCCGAGCCGTAAAGCCCCGTCTTGCAGCCGCCAGCGTCCGAGCACACAACATGTGGGTTTTGTGACAGCCCACCGGCCCCCAGAAATACAATGGCCCCTGACCGTGTTCGATGATTAGAGCCGACCAATGACGGTTCAGCCCGTGGTCGTGGAAGCTTGGCGGCCGACCATGCCGCCAGAAACCTTTATTGACGCCCACCTGCTGGCAGAGGCGGGCCAGCAGTGGGGCCATAGCTGATGGTGCGGTCAGAGCCACAGTCCATTCATTTCGGCGCGTAGCCCGTTCCGTGCATGTCTCACAGACCTTAATCCCGGAGCGAGGGGCTTCTGGATGTGTCAGCCCGCAGCCTGGACACAACGGCCAGAAGTTCAGGCTACCGAAGACGCCCACGTTTTGCTTTGCTACCATCCCAACTTCCGCGTTGATTCTGGTCATGTCCACCCCTTGCTATCAGTTCCGCCAGGCATCCCGGCATCACGCTCAGCTTGTGGCCTTGCTTGGCTGCCCAGCCTTCTAGCTCCAGGTAGGCGTCCACAAAGCCCTTGGCAGTGATCAGGTCGTCACCTGCCGCTCGCAGGACCGCTTGAACTGCCCTGGCGTCCTTGCCGCCCTCGTGAGGATAGCCTTGATCATCGTGCTTGGTCTTCCAGGCTTTGCAGAAGTAGTCCGTCAGGGGTTTGTAGTTCGGGTTGGTCTTCTGCTTCTTGGAAGATGCGTCGGGGCGCGCAGCGCCCTTCTTAGTTCTTGTTCTTAACTTGTTCTTACTGTTACGTCCCCCCGTGTCACCCAGTTGGGCACATTTTTGGGCTGAGTCCAACGTTGGACTGAGCCCAGATTGGCTCGTGCCAGATTGACCCCTGTTACTGGGCCCAGATTGGACCCTGTTAGCGAACAAGCCGAGTGGCCCGCCCTGCCACTCGTAAACTGCTGCTTGGTGGTCGCGACGGCCCTCACTGACTAGGCGAAACCAGCCGGCCAATATCAGTTCAGCCACAGCCCGCCGAACCGTATTGCGACCCAGCCCTGTCTCTCGTTGAAGCTGGTAGATTGAGATCGTGACCATATTGCCCTTGCCCTGGCCGACATCCAGCATGGCCCAGGCTACCAGCTTGGCCCTGGCTTGCAGGTCGGTGGCCCGCCGGATCGGCTTACCGTCCTTGATGGGGTTCATTCAGGAACCTCAGCCTCCGTGCTCAGCTATGCAACGTGTCGGTGCCCGCCCTTAGCTTCGTGCCATTCTTCGGCAACCGGCAGACCCTCAAGCGCCCGCCATGCCTTGTGCAAGTCTACCAGGAACCGCTTGACCATGTACCGGATGGCCATGTTGTGCCGATGACCCTTGCTCACGTCCTTGTAGGTGTCGTGGTGCTCCAGGCGGTGCTTGTAGTCGTCGTAGTGGTCGCGATAGGGGCTCTTGGACCGCAGGAACGACCCGCCCAACACGCCCAGCAGCTTGGTCTTCAAGAATGGGTTGAAGGTGATGCTCTTGCGGGTCGCTGGCTTGCCGTCCTTATCCTCGTAGTCCACGTCAATCAGGTGCTCGGCACGTCGGCTGCGCCCTTGGCCGTCCTTAGCTACGTCCAGCCCTGCATACTTCCACAGACTCGACGGGTAGCGGGCGCGGTGGATGTCGATTTCGCTGATAATCACCCCAGCCATCGCCGGGCCAACACCCTTGACGCCCTCCAAGAACTTGGTGTAGAGCGGAAAGCCCTTGAGGATATGCCCCAGCCGCTTGAAGTGTGTCGCTTCGGATTCTTCCAGCGAAACGTACTGGGCCAACAGGCATAGCTCGGTGTAGGTGCTGATTACCTCGTCGCCCTCGAAGTCCAATGGGCGGGGAAAGGTCTTGACACCATCGGTCAGCTTCTTGAATCGCATCCGCAGGTCCGCCAGCAGCCGTTTGGCTTCGGCGTCGAGTTCGCGTTCAGGCTTAGACGGCTTCTGGCCTAGTTTGGCCTTGAAGTTGGCGACGATACGGTTGCCCATTTGAATACGGAGCTTCTGGATGTCGTAAGCTCCCCGTACTACTGTCTTTAACTGCGCTTTGTCATTCTGCATGGCACGCTCCTCTCTATTGGGTTTCTCGTAATCAATGGCACGCTTAGGGAGTCTGGTTTTATCTGGCTCCATGGCCCGCTTGCTAACAGTGGGTTTCTAGCGGCGGGTGGCCCGCTCGTGCGGTCTGGGTTACTGTTTTACAATGACACGCTCCTATATTTTGGGTTCCTAACATGTACTGGCTCGCTTCGATAGTCTGGGTTTCTCCACGACATTGACTCACTTGCGGTCGTTGGGTTTCTGCCTGTGTTTGGCCCGCTTTGACGCATTGGGTTTCTGATCTTAACTGGCTCGCTCCTCGTATTTGGGTTACTTCGGTAGCCTGGCTCGCTTCGTGCCCACGGGTTTCTATTTGGCCATGGCCCGCTTGTTGACAATGGGTTTCTAGCCTTGCTTGGCCCGCTCACCTACACTGGGTTACTCTCGTCTTTTGGCTCGCTTTCAGGGTTTGGGTTTCTTCCATGCTGTGGCTCGCTCGGTGATCTTGGGTTTCTTACGGGATATGGCCCGCTTGTCGTGTCTGGGTTACTCATATTATCTGGCTCGCTTGACACGTTTGGGTTCCTAGTTTACATTGACCCGCTTGTTCCGCCATTCATGTAACATGGGTCAGGTTGTAAGTTTCCGTCATCACCCTCGCACAACCGTCACACTTCACTTGTTGCAGCCGCGTACCAACCCCGTAGGTAGCGCCGAAATTAATAATCCGAGGGGATTGGCAATGTGGACAGTGGGCGCCATGATCTTTAACATAGTCCTCTACCTGTTTTGGTGTCAGTGTCATCGGTTTGCTCCTCTCTGCCTTGGCTTTATCGAGGATGGGGTTGACTAGCTTCAGCAGGATGGCCGCTTCGGTTGGCATTTGCTCGTGCTTCTGCATGTCTGTTGCGTGGTTATGAATTGCCTTGCACACCCCCACCAGCGCGGCGTTGAGGAAGTGCAGGTGGGCAATTTCAGCTAGAAGATCATGGAAACTTCGTTCGCTCATCATTCACTCCCTTGTGCCTTGGCGTTGGTGCGGATTATTAGCTGCGGCACTCCCTTATATATGTCAGTGAACTCTTGCCCGCGTACCATCGCCAGTGCTTTGCGAGTCAAGTATTCGGACAGATTGCCAATCTCCATTCGATCATGGAAGCTACCAAGGTGCTTGTCCTCTGCTTCAGCCCACGCCTCATGAGCTTCACATGCTTCCACCAGCTCGGTGTTGAGGGTGCAGAGACGCCGGAAGTCGCACTCGCATACCCATCGCCCGTCGATGTGCATCTTCTCGTATAAACATGCGGGGCACACAGGGCCTAGCTCTTTCGGTCCACAGGTTGAGCGGACCGTTTCGCCGTCTATCCAGGCGATAGCAGCCTGCCTGATTTGCTGGAGCATGTAATCGCAGCATTCTCTGCGGACACCCGTGGCCATGTCAGAGATACGATTCAGTGTTGCGCTCGCCGCTTTCAGTCGTTCCATATCCACCATCTACCTCCTATCCCCGCCCCACCCGTGTCAGGACCACTCACAGGCGGGCACGGGGTGACGGTCCGTCGTCGTTACGCCGACCTCCGGTCAGCTCTCTTAGTCTTCTTCTTCGGCTGGAGGCAGCGGGGCTTCCAAGTATGGCCGCAGTTTCCGCACCATGTGGTGGTATAAAACGAGTGCTGCCTAACGGTAAAGTGGCTACTTTTGCATTGTGTGCATCCTGGACACCTGAGCTTATACATGGTTATCCTTTCTTCTTCGCCTGGAGTTCGTCGCGCTTGTCCAGGATTCTCTTGTGTCAATCTTTGCCATCGGTGGGCTCCTTAAAAAGGTATATCGTCGTCCTCTATCGGAATAGCCTCTGCCACCTTCGCCACATCATCGGGGGTCAGCTCAAATAGCTGTGCCACCCGGCCGTAGACCTTGTTATCTTTCTTGCTCGGCGGACCATCCTCTACGACAGCACCAACCTTGCGGTGCATGAAAATGCCTTCCAGTCTAGGCCAGTTGCCAACCACTACCTGGCACTGGGCCTTGGCCTTCTTCTCATCGTCTAAGCTCTGAGTCAATTGGATCAGGTTGGCCTCGTTGTACTCCAGGGGCATATTATGCCGGGTGTCCTCATCTACGCCGCACGCCTTGGCGAACACTTGCCACGTCCAGAGGCAATTACCCTTGAGCCACAACGCCTGCTTAGTCTTACCCTCAGCCGCCTGGAGGATGAACTGGACGCCGTGATTGCCACTCTTGGAATTGAAGACTTCTTCCATGCCCGCTATCTGGCACAAGTACCGCCCTTCGCGCAGCCAGTTATGACCACCGCCCACTGCTTCGACTTCTTCGTCAATGTTCATTCCTTCGCTCCGTTCAGTTCGATCTTGCGGGCGTCCTTGACCTTGCCCAACGCCCGGTAGTCTTCAGGGGTCAATCGTCCACCCGGCTTACGCGGGGAGTCCTTTTGGATCGTCGTCCATAGCGCCTTGAGGCGAGCCACGTCCTCCAACATCAGCAGTTGGGCCTTGTACTGCTCCATGATGCCGTTGCTCGCAGCCTCTAAGGCCTTTTTCGCTTCGGCCTGTTCGATCAAAACACTCGCATCGTTCTTGGCCGCAGCTTCCGGTGAGTAGGTGCGCACTGCCCCGCTGCCGTCCATTACGTCGAGCCACGGCTTAAAGGCTTCCACAACCGCAACCCTGGCTGCATCGAGCGTCTTCTGTTTGCGGAACCGGAAGATGTCTGCTTCCAGGCCCTCGGTGTCGCACTTCTCGATAAACGCCTTGTAGATACCGAACTCCTCAGCGCCCATCTGCTGCTTGTTCAGTTCCATGCGAATCAGCAGCCCCAGCCCATACGGCGTCTCCTTCTCCGACGCGGCTTTATAGCCCACAATGACCTTCTGTAAAACGCCTTTGTCGTTGGGGATGTCTTGATACTGGGCACCCTGCCGAAAGGTCATGCCAAGGTGCATCGGCTGGTTGCTCAGATACGCAATGAGCAATTGCCACATCTGTTTGATGGGCTTCCACTGCTCGAAGCTGTTGGTGCCAGCCTTGGTCTTAACCCAATCGCTTGAGTCTTGCAGCGTACTCCAGGGCACCGACATGCTGTCAATAAAACAGACCCCATGCGTGGTCGGGTCAAGGGCCTCAGCCGCCAGCTTAGTATCCTTAAACCCCTCGACGTGTACACGGTCAAAATCGAAGCCAGCTCTAGCTAGAATATCTGACCGTCCTCCCTGCTCAGTATCGATCAGAGCTATGCGGTGCGGCTTGCCAGCAGCCTTGAGCCGGTTGCTAAGTGCTTCGGCTAACATCATGCCGGTAAAGGACTTACCGCTCCCCGTTTCGCCATACAGCCCGAACCGAGCCCAAGTATTCTCTGCCACCGCTTTTTTAAACGTTACCATCATCCGTCTCCTTTATTGGCAGCCATTGCCTTGCCTATCTCGAATGCTTCTTCTGGCGTCGGTACACCGTCTTTTGCTTTGCCGAACGCCGGATGCGAACACAGGAACAACTTCTCGACTCGTATGCGGGTGTCGGTATCCCAGTATCCCGCATAATAGCCGAGGTTTGATCGTTCGGTCGCTTCGGCTTCTGTCCGCTCGCGCGGACATACGCGCATGGCGTGTTCAACGCATCGCTCGAAATACACATCCGCTTCAGCCTGGTCCTCAATCTTCATTGCTGGCCCGTACTTATCGCCGATTGTTATCTTGTCTGGAAAGGGTTCAAACGTCATCATCCGTCTCCTTTATCGCTTTCGTCGGCCGCTGCTTCTACTGGTATTGGCTTGCCGCTACGAAGACACGTCACAATTTCGTCGATGAGCTTGCAGAGACCAGGGCCGTTATAGTTGCCCTGATCCGGTTGGGCTTGGCCGTCATAGTCGGCGGCTAGACATATGGCATTATTGATGCAGGCTTGAAGTTGCTCATTTGCGGATAAGTCACTATCTCCCAGTTCTTGTTTGGGGCCTATGACAAAATCAAAACCGCTCGCAGGGTCCACAGGTTGGTTACAACCCGCCTCACAATGAGCACAATGGTCGCCACAGGGCATCAGGTCATCTATGGAGCAGCCACACTCGTCGTTATATAACCCGTCGAACTGGTAATCCCTTAACGCCTTCTCTACCATATCCCTGACGTTCATCATTGCGGCCCCGTAAAGTTTGCGGCAAACGCCGCATAGTCCTTTAGGTCCACGTCGCCATCCTGATTCACATCCCAACGCGACAAAAGCCGAGCGCCTGTGATGTATGTACCAGACGGGTCGTAGTCCAACACTAGCACCTGCCCACGGCTGGGCTCTGGCACCAACCAGCCATTCAGTATCACGCCCGGCTGTGTCGTGGTCGGCAAGTTCGCCCCGATTGCCAGGACTGCCACCAAACCCAAAAGTATCCATCGCATCGTATTCTCCTTTAATGTGCCGGGCAGGATATGACCCTGCGTCTCCCGCGGATCCACGAGCGCTCTACAATTAAGCTACCGGCACCTACATGCCCCGTGACCAGTCCTCCTGGTTGCCCTGGTCGCTGCTTTGCTACATTTCAGGACGTTCGTTACCCACCTACGCATTGTCCTATAGCGTCCTATAGGCCTACGCAGGCTGCTCACAGACAGGGGCACGGGGCATATTCAGTTGTCAAATGCGGCGGGCCGGAATCGAACCGACGCCTCCGAGCCTCAGCGGGGGCGACCCGACTGACTGCTCAGTGTGCGACCACAGGACTTGGGTACCCAAGCTGACGCCTACACCGCCGCCGCATATTCGCATGGGAAAGAGCTAGTTACTCATAGTCAATGTTCGTCACAAACCTCGTGTTCATCCGGAATGCTAAGACATCGCCTTTCCAGACTGCCAGCCACGTCATGCCAATCTCAGTGTATGGCACAATCCGCGTGACGCCCCTCTGGCCAACATGGGCCACCAGTGGCTCATTGTCAGGCCCAGCCCAAGCGAGCTTGATAGGGCGACTGTCTTGGATAATCATTGCCGTCATCGCTATCTCCTTACTCGCCAGCCCCGGCGAACCAGGGATCGATCTTCACTCGGTCATGGAACTCGTCGAATATGCGTTCGATATCATGGTCACTAATGCAACAGTAGACCAACCCCTTGCCTAGCATGTCCCAGATATACTCTTTCAGCAGCCCTACCCGCTGGGCCTGCCAGCCGTTAAAGAAGGCGTGGTGTAACGTCTTTGTTGGCAGGCAATCGGTCGCGAGGTTATCCCAGTGCACATGGATGCCGCGCTCTTGCCGTTTACTCAACCGCTTCTGCCAATCTATCCCTCGTGGTTCACGATCCACCCGCCCCCCGTTGGCGTCGGCGTACTTGCCCGCCGCCTCAACCCCCATAGCCCACGCCACCTTTGGCGTCAGCTTAGGGTCATCCCACTTGGCTTGATTAGACATTGGGATCGTCCTGACAAAAGATAACACTATCGAGAACTGGAAGCAGGGTAAACACTTCGTTGCAAAAAGCGGCAAGGTCGCGTTCTCTGGTCGTCAGGAAACTGTGGCCATACGTTGTGTATGCCTCCCTTATGCGCTTAACGCGCCCCCGAATCTCCTTCGCCCTGTTCGGCGGCTCAGGTTCAGGAGGCTCCTTGCAGTCGTCCTGTTCGAGCAGGTTAATAAGGTCAAACACGCGGGCGTGAAAATAGTCTGGGTAAACAGGTATCGGACGGCCAACGCATGTTTTCTTTTCTCTTAGAGCACGGCCATAATCGGCGAACGCAGTCCTTGCGACCCTGATGGCTTCCCGAATCCGCTCAGCCTTGCCCGGGGGGGCAGGTTCGGGGGCGAGCTTAACGCCAAGCTCCAGCGCGAAGAGCACGCCAGCCATCAGGGAGTCCAGGTGCATCTTCACACCATAAACATCCGTCTCGATTTCGCTCTTGAGCTTCGCGACCTTATTGCGGCGCTCGATAATCTCGTCTGGGGTCAGCTTGTCTGCGTCCGGCATGATCCAACCTCCCTTGTATTGTAAGGGGCATAGGGCGACGCAATACAAGGGGGGGGCGCCGCCCTGGCCCATATAACCGCAGAGCGCTAGTGTCGCTCAGTCATCTGCCACCTTAGCCTTCTGGGCTCGCCTTGTTGCCTCACATTCACCGTGGTACTTACAGAACTTGCCGTTTGGTCCATGCCCCGCCCGTCGGCGGCATGGGCTGCCGTACTTGTATCCCTGCCGCCAATGCACTATAGCGATGCAGCGTTTGCGGGACAGTAGTTTCATGGCTTACCTTTCATCTTCGCGTGCTGCTTGCAGTAGAGTCCGCCCGACCCGTGGCCACGCTTGCGGGAGCACTGGCGTATATGCCATTGATTTGCTCGGAAGAGTTCTTTAACGCACCGCTTGGGGTCTTCGGGTTTCCCTGGGCTAACGCTCGAACGGCCGTACCATCGCTTAGTCATGGCCTCACCCTACCTTCTTCGGCCGACCGCGACGCCGACGATCCGTGGGATACCATTCTTCCAGGAAGTTCCGACGTAACTTCACGCCTCTAATATCATTGAAGAGGGCAGCCCCCACTCTGAGGAATATAGCCGCCGCCGCCGACATGGACGGGTCGTGGTACTTGCTTGTAGCTAAGAGCCTAGCAGCCTCATCGACCGCCTTCTGTGCTCGAATTGGAATCTGCGTGACGTGCAGTCGCTTGTGAATCTTCATGTTCTAAATATACATCAGATTTAAGGCGTGTCAAGTAAAATGTCAGATTAGTTTGCTGGGGGCATAAAAAAGGGCGCCAGGGTCTTTAGTTTCGCCTCGACGCCCAATCCACAAAAGGGGATTCGTCTCATTATTATGCCTCTCGATGCCAACTTACTGACCCTGGAAGAGAGGTCATTCCCGTTGCAAAGGGCCAGCCGGCATACACTTAGCTACTTCATGACACCTGGCCCTCCCTACTGTAGCTCGGCGGTTACTCAACCGCCACTATCGTTAGAGGTCTTTGAGCTTTCTAGTTGAAGTGTACAACATTACTGTGCTTGCTGCAAGCGGCGTATTCGGCCTGCCTCTGAATGGCCAGGCGGAAGCGTCGGGTAGGCCCGCCTGCTCTCCTTCATCAGACCCTTCTCGATTGCCTGCTCGGTCAGCCGCTCCACGATTTCCTTGTTGTACCGCTCCTCGGCGTCGCGCACGTTGATGTGCTCCACACGAATACCAGCCAGGAGTTGTAAGACCTTTTGGGTAGTGGTCTTATCAGCCCGAAGCATCTGGCCTAACGAGCCGGTCAGCCGCGACGTAGGCAACGACCGCTCCAGGCGTCGCACCCAGGGGGCAGCGGTGTAGAACGTACCCTTGCGACCCTTGTGGGCCTGTAGATTGATGTGGTCGCGAACCTTCTTGGGCATCTTGGCCCAGAGCGAATTGACGATGTTCTCCTCGCTCACGTCCCGGCCGGTGCGGAAGCTCCGCCCGGTCGCCATGCTGAGCGGGATTTGTATGGTCGGGGCCGTCAACGCCAGCAGCTTCTCGCCGATACGTTGTACGGCAGGCAGACCCTTGCGTCCTTCTGGCGAAAAGCTGCCCAAGTCCTCCGGCGACAGGCCCATACTCACCATAGTTCGCAGTTCTGGATCGGCGCCGCGGTTCAGCTCGAACCACAGCTTGCCCCGATCCCACGGCCGGACCAGCCCTTTTTCCTCTTCGCCGAGGCCTAGGCGGAATAGTGCAGCATGCTTGGCAGGCTGGGTAATCAGTATCTCCATCTGCCGGGGGATATTCTTCCGCATGAAGGTGTAGAACAGGGTGCCCCGCCGGAAGAACTTCTTCTCGATGGCGGTCAAGTCGGGGTAGTCGAAGAGCCACTTCTTGGTACTGAAAGCACCTTCCAATGGCGACCAGCCCTTGTTTATCTTGTCAATGAAATGGGCGCCTCTAGCGTTGTTCTCGGCGAATCTGCCGATTGCCCGCCCCGGTCCTGTAGCCTTCTCGACACCCCGAAAACTAGTGCGGGCAAAGGTGCCAACTTCGCCCATTTGCCCGGCGTCGAGTATCCCATGTATTTGCATAAGACGGCGGAGTTTTGGGCTACCCCGACCAAGTTGTATTTCCAGCATTTGGGCATAAGGTTTTAGGCTATTGACACCACCGAACCAATTCATCAGGACGTTGGTAAAGATGTTACGGCCGTGGAACGCGGGAAAATAGCTGGTCAGCCCCACCCGGTACAGGTTGTTGACCTTATCGGCGAACCCGAAGATACCCTTAAGCGCCTCAGGGTCTTTGATAATCTCTCGAATCTTGAGCACTTCGGCAGCGGCTGCTCTGGGCACCACCATATCCTTAACCGGCCCAGTCAGCTTGAATTTGCCGGTCGGTGCTAACTTCGTATCCGCCAGATACTTACCTAATGGCAGGGCATCAGTAATGCTCCCCTTGGGTACGGCCAGGTGTTCGACCACGCCCCGTTGCACCAACGCGCTCAGCCGAGCATAAGCACCGGCCATTACACGACTTGCAGCCGCCTTGCCTGGATCAGTCTCAAAGAAGCTGC